GATGACGACGGTGCATATGACAAATATGACTGGGACGCACAAACTGTAGCACGTAAAGGCATTGATGAAGACGATGTTGAAGAAGGTAATGCATTTACAGGTGCTCTAGCAAAAGCAGACAAAGGCGAAAAGTTCTCAGTAGGAGACAAAACATTTACAAAAACATCAGAAGCCGCTTCATTAGAAGAAGATGAGTGGACTTTTGAGTCTTTAGAAAAAGAATTAAACTCACACTTAGTAGAAAGTAGAGAAGAAGCAAATAAAGAACAACTTGACGAAGGCTATACAATGTCTATTACTCAAGGCGAAATGAATCAGCCAGACAGAGTAAGTGTTAATGCAACTGATGCAGAAGCAGATAAGTTAATCAAGTTTGTTAAAGACGTAGGCTTAGGTAACTACGGTGATGCAGAAGTTTTAGATGCACCCGGTGAAGTTGCAGACGTATCATTCTATGGTAGCCCAGATCAAAGTGAGCAACCAATGAGTTCACACGATGACATGCTCAAGTTAATGGGTATTGTAGACGTAGACGGTGATTACGAAGACGAAGTAGAAGCACCAGGTGTTGTAGTCGATGTAGACGAAGAATCATGTGACGAATGCGGTGGCGGACATAGCATGGAAGAAGGCTGTGGAGACAAAGCATACGAAGATCAAGGCTATAACGATAGAGAAGACGAACAACTCGGCATGAAAGACGGCAAAGAATCTAGCAAGAAACAATCTTATGCTGATCGCAGAGATGATTCACGTGGAGACTTCGGTCATAGACACGGTGGACATTTAGAAGAAAAGCAAGGCTACGATGACGAAGAAGACGAGTCATTAGGCATGCGTACAGGCAAAGAGTCTGACAAAAAACAATCAATGAAAGATCGTAGAGACGACTCTTACGGTAAGTTCGGTAAACGTGACGAAGAACACAGAGATGTTTCATTAGAAGAACAAGAAAAAGATGCAGGAATATACGACAAGTATGATTGGGACGCATCTACAGTTGCTAAAAAAGGCATTGACGAAGAATCTGATGCTGAAAGAGACGATCATGCAGAACGTGCAGGTAAAGAAGTTGCACGACACGCAAAGTACGACGGTCGTAAGCACCCAGGAAGAGATGGTGAAGACATCGTTAAAGATTTAGAATACGATGACTGGAAAGATGAGCACCATATGGAAGAAGGTCAAGGCTATGATGACAAAGAAGATGAGTCATTAGGCATGAAAGACGGTAAAGAGTCTGACAAGAAGCAGTCAATGAAAGACCGTAGAGATGAAAGATATGGTAAGTTCGGTAAGAGAGATGAAGAACATAGAGAAAAATCTTTAGAAGAAACTTTATCTCAGTTAGACGAACTTGCTCAGTTAGACGAAAAGCAAGGCTATGATGACGAAGAAGATGAGTCATTAGGTATGCGTAAAGGTAAAGAGTCTGATAAGAAACAAAGTATGAAAGATCGCAGAGATGATTCATATGGTAAGTTCGGTAAGAGAGATAAAGAAGACAGACATGTTTCTTTAGAAGAAAATCTTAGAACTTTAGACTTATTAGCAGAAGTAGGTGCAGAAACTTCAGAAGAACCTACTCAGCCATTATCACAACATGATGATGAGAGACTTTTAACTAAAGAAGGCGCAGAGGATGCCCCTAAGGACTCTATAAACGATGGTGAGAACGAAGAAATCACTGAAATGCAAACTGATGATCAAAGAGAATTCAAAGTAGCAGAAGATGAAGAAAAATGGTTTAATAAACTAAAAGATGATTCAGGCAAAAAAATTACTGCTAAAAATCTCAAGGATATCTATCCTGATAAAAAAGATGATTCTAAAGATAAAGATGATTCTAAAGATGAAAAAGAAAAAGTTGACGAATGGGCTAATGATGCAGGCAAGAACGGTACTGAAACATCATTTGAACAAGACATTGACTTTATGACTAAAGTTATCTCAGGTGGAATTAACAAACAGAAGTCAACAGGACAAACAACTATCCCAGTCATTGCTGGTCAAGAAGACAGAATGGGCTACAATGGTGCTGACGTTGTTAAAGAAGGTTCTGTACTTTCATCAAGCGGATTTGCAACTATTTTAAACAAATTAGATAGTCTAAAATAATAAGAAAACTCGTTGTACCCACTTAAATACCCGGCTTAGTCGGGTATTTTTTTATCTAAGTAATAAGAACTAAGATTGATAAATACTAATATTAGGATAGAATTACTATGGCACAAAGAAATATTGACTTCGGAGCATTCCCTGACGATCCAGATGCAGATGCAATACGATCGGCGTTTGAAAAAGTTCAGTTAAATTTTACAGAAGTATTTGCGGGGTTAGGTGACCAAGCAGTAGTATCAGTCAACAAAACTGCAGGACCCGGAGTATATTTAGTTAATGGTTCCCCAGTAGGTAACGTTGTATTAGGTGCAAACATTGCATGTGTTCAGTTTTCTTCAACAACTTTATCAGTAGGTCGTTCACCGGGTACAGGCCCAGGTACTGCGACTATCACAGATTCTACTCAAACATTATACATTGATTTACCTAATTCGATAGCAAATATTACTGATGTAGTAGTGTCAGGTAATGTTCAAGGTAATACAGTCATAGGTAATTTGTCAGGTGATTTTGGATATGTATTAGCAAATACATCATCTGGAAACGGTAACATAGATGCAAACAACATAACCCTAACAGGTGCTGTAGCGGCATCTAATGTCAGTGGTAATGGTGCTGGCTTATCAGCACTTGTAGGATCTAATATAACAGGTCAAGTAGGAAATGCATTAGTTTCAGGAACAGTATATACTAATGCACAACCAAACATTACATCAGTAGGAACTTTAACAACACTAGATGTTCAATCAACAATAACAGCACCAGCATTTACTGCAAATACAGGTTTATTTACTGGCGATGGTGGCGGATTATCAAACATCGTTGGTGGAAATGTAACAGGAGAAGTTGCATTCGCGGCAACAGCAAATGCAGTAGCCGGCGCAAATGTAAGCGGAGAAGTAGGATTCTCAGCAGTAGCAAATTCAGTAGCAGGATCAAATGTTACTGGTGCAGTCTCATTTGCAACAACTGCTAACGCAGTAGACGGAGCAAATGTCTCTGGTGAAGTTGCATTTGCGGCAACAGCCAATAGTGTTGCTGGAGGAAATATATCAGGCGAAGTAGCATTTGCCGCAGTAGCAAATTCAGTTGCTGGAGCGAATGTAAGTGGAGAAGTTGCTTTTGCACAAGTAGCCAATTCAGTCGCAGGTGCAAACGTAACTGGTGAAGTTGCATTTGCAAGTACTGCGAATAGTGTTGCAGGAAGCAATGTATCAGGTGTCGTAGCAAATGCTACACATGCAACATCAGCAGACTCAGCAAATTCAGTCGCAGGTGCTAACGTAACTGGCGAAGTAGGTTTTGCGGCAGTTTCTAATGCAGTAGCAGGATCTAACGTATCAGGAGAGGTTGCATTTGCCGCAATTGCTAATTCAATTGCAGGCGCAAATGTTACAGGTGAAGTTGCATTCGCCGCAACTGCTAACGCAGTCGATGGCGCAAATGTATCAGGTACTGTAGCAAACGCAACACATGCAAGTACAGCAAATACTGTAGTTGATGCTGTACAATCAAATATTACAACTGTAGGTACATTAAGTTCATTAGATGTGTCAGGCAATATTAGTGGTGGCAATGTGACAACAACCGGTGTATTTACTGGTGATGGTGGCGGCTTATCAAATATATCTGTATCAACAGGATCTTATATCGAAAACGGTACAAGTGAAGCAAGACTTGATACTAACGGACCATTCAGAGTTACAATTGGTGGAACAGCAAACGTATTACAAGTTAACAATTCAGGTACAGAAGTAGCAGTAACAGGGTCAATGTCTGTATCAGGTGGTTTTGATAACAATATAGACTTTAACAGCACATCTAACTTAGGACCAGTAAGTAACGTAACAGTTACAGGTGGTGTCAATGGTGCATTCTTAATGACAGATGGCTCTGGTACTTTAACATGGGACACTGCAACTTTAGTACCAGCACAAGGTTCAGATACAGAAATTATCTTTAACGACGGTGGCACTACATATGCTGGTAACGCAGGATTCACATTCAATAAAACATCAGGCAACTTAAATGCTCCTGGTCATATTATTGCAGGTAGCGGACTTAGTGCTCCAATAGTAGCAGGAAGTCTAACAACTAACGCACAACCAAACATTACATCAGTAGGAACATTAACAGGATTAATCTTAAGTGGTAATCTTAACACTACTAGTGATCTTATTACTAACGCAGGTAATATTACAATTGCTAGTGGTAGTGGATCATTTATAGGAAATGGTGCAGGATTAACAAATATTACAGGAGCAAACGTAAGTGAAGTTCCTTTAGCAACATTAGCAACTACTGCAACAACAGCAAATGCAGTAGCAGGTGCAAATGTAAGCGGAGAAGTTCCTTTTGCACAAGTAGCAAATTCAGTAGCCGGAGCAAACGTATCTGGCGAAGTAGACTTTGCGGGGACTGCAAACTCAGTAGCAGGTTCTAATGTATCCGGAGCAGTATCAACGGCAACAGTGGCTACTACTGTATCGGGAGCCGCTCAATCTAACATCACTAGTGTTGGAACGTTATCGTCATTATCTGTTACAGGTAATGTGTCTGCAGGAAATGTATCGGGCACTGGTGGTGTCTTTACATACGTATCAGGCGATGGCGCTAACTTAACAGCAATAGATGGACAACAAGTTACAGGCGAAGTAGATTTCGCACAAGTAGCAAATTCAGTAGCAGGTGCAAATGTAAGTGGTACAGTAGCATTAGCAACATCAGCCACTTCAGCAACAACATCAGGAACAGTTACTACTTCAGCACAACCAAACATTACTTCAGTAGGTACACTGTCAGTATTAGGTGTTAACGGCATCGTAACAGCACAATCATTTACAGCAAACACAGGGTTATTTACAGGTGATGGTGGCGGTCTCTCTAATGTAGTGGCAGCCAACATTTCAGGAATTGTTGCAAACTCAACATACGCAACATCAGCAGGGAGTGCGGCATTAGCATTAGATATTACAGGAGCAACACAACCTAATATTACTAGTGTAGGCACACTAACAAGTTTAACAGTATCTGGTAATATAACTAACCAGACTCACATTATTAAAGACGTAACAACAGTCACTGCAAGTGGCACAACTCAAGGAAGCGCCGCGGCACTAAGTGGCGCAGATATATTCTCAGTAACAACACCTAGCAATGACAACGGTGTTAGATTGATGAATGCGACTCCAGGTTTATGCATATACATTAAAAACTTAGATGCAACAGATACATTAAAAGTGTATCCAGCAACTAATGATGCGATTGACGGTAACGGAACTAATGGAGCAATGTCAATAAGTCCTTTAGGACAAATTCAATTTGTTGCACATAGTTCGTCACAATGGTATACTGTCGGCGCAACATATGCATAATGTTTTGCATCTTTAAGAAGGATAAAAAACAAATGAAATTATCAAAAAATTTTACACTCACAGAGTTTGAAAAAAGTCAAACAGCAATACGTCAGGGTTTAGATAACACTATGCCTGAAGAACATTTAGAAAATGCAAAAGCATTATGTGAAAACGTATTACAAAAAGTAAGAGATCATTTTGGACCTGTAATTATTAATAGTGGATATCGTGGATCTGCTCTTAATAAAGCAGTAGGCGGAAGTGCAAAATCGCAACATTGCAAAGGACAGGCCGCAGACATAGAAATACATGGCGTATCTAATTACGATCTGGCTAAGTGGATTGAAAAGAACACAGATTTTGATCAAGTAATCTTAGAATTCTATACCCCGGGTGTACCTGACTCAGGTTGGGTACATGTTACTTACAATACTGCAGGTAATAGAGGCAAGTCTTTAACTGCATCTAAAGTTGACGGCAGAACACATTATTCATTAGGTCTCAATAAATGAGTAATCATCCTGATTGGGTAACACCAGCCGGAAGTATAGGCGCATTCCCGTCTCAAGTTCCTATGACATTTACGTTTGTAGCAACTCCAGAACTTCCTGCAACAGCAATCACTTATACAATACTAAGTGGAAGCATACCTGAAGGATTATCACTAAACAGTGAAACTGGTGTATTATCAGGTACACCTGCAACAGTTGGTGAAGACACTACTTATAATTTTGCTGTCAGAGCAACAGACGATTATCTAGGAGATACACAACGTATTTTAGATAGAACGTTTAGTATGATTATTAGTGGTGTTGCAACGCCTGAGTTTATTACTCCTACTGGTACTATATTAAATTCTAATGATAGTGTGTGGAGAGAGTTACAAATAGAATACACAAATCCAGTAGAAGACAATCCGATATCTATTAGAAAAATTCAAGGAACATTACCACCTGGATTAGAAATTAACGATAAAGGTTTGATCAGAGGCTATCCTGATGCTCCAGTTATTAATATTAATTACAGTACAGTTAATACATCAGTATTAGCAATATCATCAAATGTTTTAACAGTATTAAGTACGACAGGATTTGTTGAAGAAAGACCTATTATATTCAATGGTGCAGTATACGGAGACATTGTAGCAAACAGAACATATTATGTCAAGGATATTTTAAGTGCAACCACATTTACAATATCAGGTGCAAGAGGTGGTACAGAAGAAATTTTGGTAGATGGTGTTGGAACATTTGGAGCAACGTTGCCACAGATACAAACTGGTGAACCTACGGTACAAACATATTCATTTACATTAGAATTGACATCACCATTAGGAAATGCATTAGAATCATATAACATCGTTATTGCTAATCAAAATGCACCTATTAGTTCAGGCGGCCCTGGCTTCCCACCGAATAGTAGAATACCTAGTGTTCTAAACACAAGACCAGCAACATTTGACATAGCAGTAAACGACCCAACTAATTATGGTTATTATGTATTTCCTAATGGTGACTTAAACACTACATACTCTCCTAGTGAAGAGGCAGATATTGGAACATTTCAAAGTGGTGAATATTTTTCTTGGAGAATGTTAGGAAAAGATTTTGATGGTAATGCTTTAGAGTATCGATATACTGATCTGCCTTTAGGATTAGTAGGAGATCCAGTCACAGGATGGATAACAGGAACGCCTACAATTGCAGAAGATAGCATTTCACAATATACATTTAGTGTTAATGTAAGAAAGGCAAGTTTCACATCTATACAAAGTTCTACTTTTCGATTTAAATTAACAGTAACAAATGATATATTAGGTGTGATTGATTGGACAACACCTAGTGATCTCGGTAAGATGAATAATAGTGAAACATCTATTTTAGCAGTCAGTGCAACAGCAGACGTACCATTAGAGTATAGAATAACAAGCGGAACATTACCTCCTAACTTACAACTATTAGATAATGGTGAGATATCAGGTACAGTTGCATATCAGCCTAATGACACGTTTACAGAACCTGGTAATGAAACTCCATTTACATTTACAATCGAAGCATACTCGCCTCTATACCCGGTTATAAATTCTACTAGAGAATTTACATTAACAATTGTACAAGAATTTACTCAACCAACTGACACATTATATATTAAATGTGTACCGAGTGTTGCAGATAGAAATATTATTCAAGGGTTACTTACAAATACTGCAATCATACCGGATGCAGATTTGTATAGACCTGAAGATGTTAACTTTGGTAAAGCAGATAATATCACATATGAACATGCTTATGGTATCTATGCAAGTGACTTTGAAGATTATGTAGCGGCTATTGATAAAAATCATTATTGGAGATATATTACATTAGGTGAATTAAAGACTGCGGTTGCTAAAAATTCAGCAGGAGAAATTGTATACGAAGTAGTTTATTCTGAAATACAAGATAATTTAATCAATCCAAAAGGTAAAAGCATCAGCCAAGACATTCTGTGGCCAAGAAATATACCTTTGAATAAAGGACCTTGGTATACAAGTGTAACAGATATCTATACAAGTTACATAGATACTACTCCTGACGGACAACAAATACAAACTGAAGAAACATTTGAAGAACAATTAATTGTTTCAGAAACTGAGTTGCCTTTATTGACAGAAACAAGTGCACCTAAGTATTACACAAGTTTAACTCCTGAGTTTGCGAGAGCATTATATCCTAACTCACTGCCAAACATGAGAGATAGAACAGGAGAAAATTTAGGACAAGAATTTGATTTTAGATTGCTACCTGAATGGATGACAAGTCAACAAGCAAATGGGTCAACATTAGGATATACTCCTGCTTGGGTTATTGCGTATTGTAAACCAGGAACTGCTGATGCAATTAAAAACAACATTGAAACGTTATGGTTAGATCCTTTAGGAAGACCATATACGTTGAACACGATCAACTTCCAGTTAGACAGAATCACTGTTGACAAGTCTACTACATTTGACTACGATAATAATACTACGCCGCCCGCATGGACAGGACTGCCTAGTGCGTCTCCAGAACCCGATCCTATTGACTCTGAAGATTTTCATGTTTTATTTCCTAGAAGAACGATCTTACCTGATGAAGGAAATGTATCTGGATAATTTGCGTTGATAAATAGTATATTGAGAGATTAAATAAATTATGAGTACAATTAATACAAACGGAATAAACGGAAACTATCCTACCCCGGGACAGAATAATAATTCTCAGGGTTTTAGAGATAACTTTACGTCTATCAAAAATAATTTAAACACAGCCGGCGAGGAAATTACCGAATTGCAAGATAAGGCTGTGCTTAAGCAGGCTCTAAATAATATCCCGCTTAATAATAACATGGCTAATACTTTAATTAGTAATGCCGCTATTAGAACTTTTCGTAATACTACATATAATTTAGGTAATAACGTATCAGGATCAGTTGTAGTTGATTGTACGTTAGGTGACGTACAATTTGCAACTATCACAGGAAACACTACGTTTCAATTTGCAGGTTGGGCACCTACTGCTACAAAACATACTATAACATTAGACTTAACAGTTGCAAATACTGATGCATTTTTAATATTCCCTGCTGAAGTTGTAGGTAGTGGAGACATTTTAGAAAACAACATCGAAGTTAGTGGTAACTTAGCAATTGCTAAAGCACCACACAATGTAACTAATCTCATATATGATTTTTCTACCATTGATTGTGGTAATACAATCGTAGTAGAACCAGTTAACAGAAGTTATCAAATCTCGCAAATCGAACAAAGAGAAGCAATTACCCCTACAGGTTATGTAGGTGATAGAAATGGTGACGTTGCAATTGATCCAGTTATTGAACCACAGACTGTAACTGATACAGGTAACGTTATTACTGCAGGATCATTTGTAATTGGTAGAGAATATATTATTGTTTCTACAGGAGACACTGATTTTACTTTAATTGGTGCCGCAGACAGCAACCCAGGAACTACTTTTGTAGCAACTGGCGTAGGAGTAGGCACTGGTACAGCCAGTGACAATACATTTATTACAGACAATACTACTGGATTTTATATAGGTATGCCTGTAGAGTTTACAGGACAAAATGGCAATGCAGTATTCGGAGGAGTGTCTGCGGGTACAGATTATTATGTAACATTTGTCGAAGATAATACTAGTTTTGCAGTAAGCACTACATTAGGTGGTAGCAACATTTCATTATCAACTGGTAACAGCACAATGCAAGTATCACCTATTAAATATGTTTATCATGCTACTGGAACATTTGATAGCACAGTAAACACTGCTAATTTATTGATGACTACTGCAACAGCAGATCAGATAGAATTTACAGCAACAATTCCAAATATAGCATCATACGGTTTAAATCAACCTATTGTATTTTCAGGTGGAGAAATAGAATTAAACGCAGGTGGAATAGAAGCCAATACTACATATTATATTGCTGATATTGATACAGGTGGTGCAAACACAAAAATATCAATAAGCCGATCACGTACAAATGGTGTAGCAGACGGCAATGTAACATTAGCAGATCACACATTTAGTTCAAACGTAGCATTAGGCACGACATACACACAAGGCCACGATATTTGGAAAAGAGTTAAACTAGATTCTTTCTAAGGAGTAGGCTATGTCAGGCATGCATCATCCATTTATTAGTGATCTCTCTGATAAAAGTATAGAAGATTTACAAGAAGCAATTTCTGATCTTACTACCAAAATCACATTTGCACATCGCATACAAAATCAACCTATGATTAATCAATTAGATATGATTCTTAATAGTTACAAAGCCGAGCAAAAGAAAAAACTAGACAAGTTATTTGCTGAAAAAGACATAGGTGATAACATTAAAGTAGATAGAAAATGAGTACTAGAATAGAGAAAGATTTAGGTTTCTCTACTGCAATACATTTTGCCGACACGTTCATGCTAAATGAATATATAATGACTTTATCTATGTTAGTAGAGACAGAAGACATTGCAGAACAAAACATCGCATTAGAGCGCCTAATACATTTCGTTATACATGTATTAAACAATTGCATCTTTATTAACGAAAACAACGTTAAAGAAATTAAAAAATACAAAGAAGCAGGTATTAGAGTTTGTGAATTACCAGACGATCCCTTTGATCAAATTATTTCTATGGCACTCTTGCAAAAATTTAATTCTATTGCTGAGGGAAGAATCAAAATAACTGACTGTACATTAAGTTCTCATTTAAGTGAGGGTGTTCGATTCTGTACGGTTTCAGAGATAGTAGAAAATAATATAGATCAATCTAATTTTAAATGGTGGAACTGTAGTACACTTTGCATTGAACATTCCAAACCAATCGATGATGATAACAATATCGTAAAACTTTTTTCTAATGATGAATGGGAAAAACTATCACTCAACTTCAGCAAAAAGGGTAAAAAATCTACCAAGAGTTAGACCTTTTTGCTTGTATTTCAACTATATTAGTGTATAATATATCATATGATTAACGATTACTACGGACGTCCTATCTATACTGAACGAGATTTAGTAGATATCTACATGAAGAATCCGAATCAGAAGTTAAAGCACGTTCTTACTGACGGTAAAATAGAAATCGATCCAGAACTTGAAATAGAAAATGTCCCAGAGTTATTAGAACATACACTTGCACAAGTTTCAGTCGCAGATTTTGATGAAGAAATGCGAAGTAAATGGCATATGCCTCAGAAATACAGAGAACTTGATATTGCCGCATGGTTACTGGAACAATGTAAACATGAAGAAGAACTTCAACGAGTAGGAAAAGAATTGTTATTGTATCAAAAACGAGGACAATTTCTGCTTTTACAATATATGAAATATCTTGTTGATTTGATGAGAGAACATAATATTGTATGGGGAGTTGGAAGAGGCTCTAGTGTATCAAGTTTTGTTTTATTTTTGATAGGAATTCACCGTATAAATAGTATATACTACGGTTTAGACGTTGAAGAATTTTTAAAATAGGAAACAATATGGGAAGAATATATAAAACGGCAAGAGGAAAATCATTAGACATGGCGTCTTTGATTGCGAAACAAGAAAAGACACGTGCTGTTAGTAATATTAATTCAATCAATTCACGTGGTGATGAGATTGATCAAGCAGGAAATGTAGTCAGACCTAATACGCAAAGAGTTGCAGATTCTTATGCATCGCAAGTAGGAACACAGGGTGCAGTAAGTTTACAAGAACGTCCTGAAAATCCTAATCTCAGTAAAAGTGCAAATCCAAATGCGCCGTTATCTCCTAAGCAAAAGAGAGAACTTGAAGCATTAGAAAAAGAGGCAAAAGCACAAGAATCTGGCGCCGTAGAAGAAAAGGCGCCGGCTGAGACTCCTATGCTAGACAAGTTAGTAGAAGAATCAAAACCTAAAGTGCAAGAAAGTGTGCAACCAGTAGCAGAAATACCGCAAGAAACTGTAGTTGAAGGATATGATGCAAATGGTTCGCCGACTATCGAAACACCACAACAACAAGAAGAATACGTAGCACCTATTGAAGCAGAGATTGCTCCTATTCCCCCTGTAGAGCCTGAAGAATTTGTAATGAAGTCAGCAGACGAGGCTCCAGATAGTTTCCCAGCAGAAGGAGAAACAGAACTGCATCCTGAAGAGGCTGAATTAGCAGAACTTGAAGAAGACTTTGATATCGAAGCAATTAAGAAAGCGGCATTAGAAAACATCGTAACAGAAAAACCAAAAGCAAAATCTAAAAAGAAGGGTAAAAAGTAATGGCAATAGGGCTTAAATCTAATATCAATCGTATTAAGTGCAAAACACTAAGAGCAATTAGTGATAAGATTATTGTACACGGCATGGAGTTTGGAGAACAGAAACTTGCATCTGGTATCGTTCTAGTAGACGATGATAAAAAATCTGCAGGAATTAAGCCTAGATGGGCACAAGTATACTCTATTGGTCCACAAGCAAATACTGAACTTAAAGAAGGACAATATGTAATGGTAGCACATGGTCGTTGGACACGTGGTATTAACATTACAGACGAAGAAGGGGACAAGACAATTCGTTGTGTTGACCCAAAAGATTGCTTGTTAGTAAGTGATGAACCACAGACTAACATGGCATATGGAGATAAAGAAGGAGCATAGTGTTCGGGTTTTTGACGTATGTGTTCATGTGAATACATATAATGAAAAATTCAAAGGAGACTATATGAAATTTTTTATTTTCATTTTAGCACTAGTTTCATTCGGTGCTACAGCCCAGACAGTTATCAACTATGACGATGGTTCTACATTGACCCTTACAGAAGGAGAAATGATTCACGTTACTAAAGGTAAGTTGTATCAACAACGCACTTTTAATAGCGGTAGAACTTATCAGTTCAAAGAGTTTCCGGAAACTACTCGGCGTGATTATGTTGAAGTAGATAACGGAACTGATGACGACATGGCAGTCGGCTCACATGCATGGTGTGACTCATATGTTCCATGGTCAGAAGGTCTGACATTTAATATGGTAGCATGGCAACGTTATTGTGACACAAACAACGACGGTGTATATGACGAAAACGATGACGGTTGGGAAGACTAAAATAAAGGGCACATTGTTGCCCTTTTTCTTTAATTAATGATTGACATCTACTCGTTAATCCTATATAATAACAGTATTAAATTAAACTCAATGAGGTATCAATGAAGAATCAGTTGTGGGTAGAAAAGTATCGTCCGTTATCTGTAGATGATTATGTGTTTACAGATCCAATTCAAAAAGAACAAGTTCAGAACTGGATAGCAGAGGATAGTTTCCCTCATCTATTGATGTCTGGTGACCCCGGTACAGGTAAAACTACACTTGCAAAAGTGCTGATCAACGAATTAGGTATCGAAGAATATGACGTATTGACTATTAATGCATCACGTGAGAATGGTATTGACATGTTACGTGAAAAGATTAATGGCTTTGTGCAGACTATGCCGTTCGGCAAGTTCAAGGTGGTGTTGTTAGACGAGGCAGATTATTTAACTCAGCCCTCGCAGGCAGCCTTAAGAAATGATATGGAAGCATACCATGAGACTGTTAGATACATTTTGACATGTAACTATGCTCACAAGATCATTCCTGCACTCAAGTCTCGTTGTCATCAGTATCATATTGCTAAGCCTGATATGACAGAGTTTACAGCAAGAGCGGCAACTGTGTTAGTTACAGAGAATGTTGACTTTGAATTAGATGTTTTAGATACATTTGTTCGTGCAACATATCCTGACTTACGTAAGTGTCTTAATCAATTGCAAGTAAACAGCGGTTCTGGCGCTCTGAGGGCCCCTCAGAGTGAAGGCCAGAGTGAAGATGAACTTTTAGTCGAAGCAACAAACTTGTTTAAAAGCGGTAATTTAATCGAAGCAAGACAACAATTGATGCAATATATCGCATTGTATCCTACTAGAATCGAAGATACATATCGTTGGATGTATGATAACTTAGACTTGTTTGGGGCAAGTAATGAAGAACGTGATGCAAATATCATTGTTATCAGAAATGGTCTAGCAAATCTGCCGTTAGTAGGTATCCCTGAGATATCACTCGCCGCAACTTTAGTTGAGTTGACTTCTTAACCATATAAATAAATGATATGAGATATTTACTAGTACAATACATTCGTAAGCCAAACGGTCAAATTGACGAATTAATTCAAACATCACGTAAGTTAAAGAAATCAGATATGACTACAAAAAATGTAATCATGGATTACTCTGATATGTCTGTACAAAAATGTGTGATTGAAGGCAAGAACCACGATACAACATTTGAGAAAATGAGTTCTTATTACAAGAGAATTTACCCTAAATTGATTGAGCAACTTGAAAAAGAAGGGCCGATCGAAAAGAAAGATAAAAGGAATAAAAAATGATAGAAAATATTAAAGAACACTTTTTAAATTTATGTAGTGGATTATACACGTTTGCATGGATAGGTATAATCATGTTTTCGTACATCTGGTCTATTTCATATTTTGATTTTTCAGAAACAACTGAAGAAATTTTAATCTTCGGACCTTTATTCATTTACGCCGCGTATATGATGGGAAGTTTAAGAAGAATAAACAAACAGTAAATGAATGCATCCGTACCAAACATGTATGTTTGGGAAATGCTATTAGATTATAACAGGTCTAATGCATACATCGACTATATCAAACGACATGCCAAAAACAAAATTATTGTTGATTGTGGGTCAGGTTCTGGATTTTTTACTTGGTTAAGTATTAAATACGGTGCCAAAAAGGTTTATAGTTTAGAAATTAATCAACAACATTATTATAGCCTTAAAAGCAAATTTAGAAACAATGACAACATCGAAGTATTAAACTTAGATATCTTTAACGATAACTTACCAAAAGGTGATATTTATATACATGAGATATTTGGTCATTGTGCCTTAAGTGAAGGTCTATTATTCTTTCTTAACAATTGTGAAAAGCAACAAATACATAATGTATATCCTAACAATTTAAAACTCACATCATGCAATTTAACTCATGTACAACAACAATTGGTTGAAGATGTTGATTATAGCAAATTAGATGAAAACATAAAAGAATATTATCAATTATCAAATAAATCTATCAAACCAAATGACTATTTATATAACAGTGATTATACAATGGTAGATAAAAAACTAATTTTTAATAGTAATATATTTGATTTATTAGATTTAAAATTTGACTTTGATGAGAAATTAAAGTATACTTATTTTGAAGCAGGATTTAATGATGAGTATTATTCTAGTTTTGCTAAAAAACAAAATCAATGGGAAATTAAAAAACAACTTACTTACCCTTATCTTGTATATCCAGCATATGCTAAAAGTGTTCTGAATAGAAAATTAAAGACCTTGTAGGGGCAAATACATTCAGAGTGAAAGGGCCGTTAACGGCCCTTTCTGTTTATATGGACCTATGAAATTATTGATACATCTTTAGTACGTGTTCAATAATCTTGTGTCTCCGTATGTCTTTGTGATCAAAAGTACAAGCAGTCATGCCAGGTACTTTATGTTGATCTATTCTATCTTTTAAATCAAGGAGCCCGTTATTATGTGTTAGTCGGTCAGTCTGTTCAACGTCACCATTGATTACGATTTTGCTACCCTCAGCAATCCTTGTCATTAACATTTTTATTTGTGACGGTGTTGCGTTTTGGGCCTCATCTAATATAATCCATGAATGCTTGAAGTTTCTGCCTCGGCAAAATGCTAAAGGTGTGATTTCTATGATTTGTTCCTTTAACATATATTCGATTTCATTCTGTGAGTAATATTCTCTCACCACATCGAATAAGGGTCTTACCCATGGTTCCATTTTTGAGTTTAAGTCGCCTGGAAGAAAACCATGTTTTTCGTCATCTACAGCAACAGCAGGGCGTGTTAATAATATTTTATCGCATTGACCTGATCTTAATGCTCTCATCGCCGCCAACATTGCTAAGTAGGTTTTACCTGTTCCAGCGGGGCCACTAGCCATAACGATATCTGTTTCAGGGTCATTTAATGCTATAATATATTTTTCCTGATTTATACTCTGGGGTACTAATTCGATTGGTCTGCGTGACTTCTGCTTTTTACTATACTTGCTAAAGTCGATGGTCTTTGAGGAGTTCATGTAGAACGTGTCCTCTGCCGTGTGATGTGTTTCCCTGTGTCTGTATGGTTCATGTTTTTTCCTTAATGCGCCTGTTTTGCGTTTACTCATATATAATTCCTATATTTTAAAATGAATTGAGAAATAAGTTTCTCATTAAATACTTACCAGGTTTAGGTATGTAAAAAATCAGTGGATGAGGAAATGTCGTTTTGTGATAAATACTAGCACCAGAAGAACAAATTGTAAAATTCTTTTGCAATCCCATTGAGATAAATACTAGTATGACTAAAGCAATCACAGGCGATAATCTTGCTAGGAAACAAGCAGATTCATTTTTTAAAGACATTGACTTTGTTAGTATTGTAGATACCATTAAAAATATCTACATGTCTGACGGTGCAATGAATACGTTGCTGGACTTTGAAAGAGTCTTAGACGAAGCAGACATATATGCATATAGAAATTGGATCAACGGAGAATTAGTACAAGGTCCTGATGTAGGAAGATACTCATGCAAATGTACTTTTATGTGGCCTTATAAATTAATGCCTGATCCTAGAGCAACATTAAGACTTGCAACTATCGGTTGTAATGTTAAAATGATGAAGTCTAAGATTGAAGTTCCTGTAGCAGTCACATCATATGAAGACTTTCAATCAGGAAGTCGTTACCCTAAAATGAAAGAAAACAAAGTTTGGTTTATGCAAATTGAAATACCTTTTGAATTAATGGATGATATTAAAGAAGGTAGTGTTGACATTGCAGAAGACACAATTGACTTATCAGAAATCGAAGATGCATATGACAATGATTTAGAGCAAACAAAATCTGAAGATGATACAGGCAATGACATGGAAGCAGTTGATGATGTCACATCAGGCGAACCAAACGACGGCGGAGCATTTCAAATCTAATGACTATTCTATCTGAAAGTTTAAACTACTTAGACATGGAAAATCAAGTTATTCCTCTTGTATCTATAGATGAATATGCCGCTAAGATGGGCGAAGATAAAGATATAGTCACAGTAACTTTTACAGTCAAATCAAAATTAGTTGCTGAAGATTTAGTAACTTGGTTTGAAAGAGGATATGACTTCATTTTAGATGCAAGTGTATCAGACGGAGAACTTTCACCTAACAAATGGTTAGTCTTTGTAGAAATGGAAAGACGTTCATGGGTAGCACGTAGAGTAATAGGTTTACTAAAAGACTTAGAAACACTAACAGGTATGCCTGTTGAAGAATATACTCTTAACATTGACGGTGAAGACTATCCAATGGAATTAGAAATTATGAAGCAAAAAATTATTTTAAATCCAGCCAAATACGAAATAGAAAAAGAAGAACCAATCAATGATGAACTCAATGAAATGAGACTTAAAGCAGGTTTAGATTACAAAGAATCTGAAACTCCTAAAGACGAATACATCAAATCACTTCAAGCATCAGCCGGCATCTAACGGGCAAATCACTGTTGACTTTTCCATATATGGCTGTTATAATATAGCATGGACCATTATCAGACATTAGGCGTATCACCTCAAGCCGATCAAAAAGAAATTAAAAAAGCCTATCGTAAACTTGCGGGTAAACATCATCCTGATAAAGGCGGAGATGCTGAAGAATTTAAAAAAGTACAAACAGCATATGATACTCTAAGCAACCCAGAGAAACGAGCAGAGTATGATAATCCTAATCCATTTGCACAATTTCAGCAAGGTGGCAATCCGTTTGGTGCAGACAGTCCGTTTGGTGATATCTTTGGTGATATCTTTGGGCAACGTCCTAGAGGAAGAAGAGGCCCTCAGCCTCAACCGATGTTTAGAACACAATTAAATGTTACTTTGCGCCAAGCATATACTGGAGACATACAAACACTAGAATTAAATACACCACAAGGTAAAAAAGTCGTACAAATAACTATACCAAAAGGTGTGAAGACTGGCCAACAGACAAGATATGACAATATTGTTGAACAAGGAACAAGTTTAATCATTGACTTTCACGTAATGAATGATTCTTGGTTTGAAAGAATGGGAAACAATCTACTATGTTCACATAATATTTCTGTACTAGATTTGATTGTAGGTACTCAATTTAACTTTACTACTATCTCTGGAAAAGTACTAAAAGTTTCAGTAAAATCAGGAACACAACCAGGAACACAAATTAAATTAACAGGTCATGGGATGCCTATTGCCGATCGAAGGGGTCCTAATTTTCAGTCTGGTAACTTTGGTGACCAAATCATATTGCTTAATGGTTTTATACCAGATACAATAGAGCAAGGTGTCATAGACTCAATTAAAAAATATAAAGATATCCAAGACCTAAAGCAAAACTAAATAATATTATATAGAGGAAAAAACATTTGAACACATCACCAGAAATCGAAAACATTATCTCTAGGGCAATCGAAACTGCAAAGTCCTATAATCACCAGTATGTTACTATTGAACATTTACTTCATGCATTAGTAACACATCAACCGTTTAAGAAAGTATTAAATCAATTTAATGTTGATACTGATTTGATGATCGGTGAAATAGAAGCATACTTAAATGGACTACATGCTATTGAGTCCAAAGATCCTGAGTGCGTTCCTAAGAAAACTAATTCACTAGAACGTGTGATGAATAGAGGCGTTACACAAGTTCTGTTTACAGGTCGTAGACAAGTTACTACTATGGATTTATATCTGTCGATTGCGACTGAAGGGAATACTCATGCACACTATTTCTTATTGAAGTATGGTGTCAACAAGACTCAGTTTATCGAATTTTGGCAAAAGAACTATAGACATCAGGATAGTCAAAACATCAGTCAAGACCAAGCAGATGATATTTTAGAAGAATACACAACAAACTTGACTAAGTTGGCTAGAGACGATAAACTAGAACCTGTCATAGGACGTGTATCTGAGATCGATGATATCATCAATGTATTAGCAAAACGTTTTAAAGCAAATGTATTAATGGTAGGTGATCCGGGTGTAGGTAAAACTGCAATCGCAGAGGGTATTGCACAAGCAGTTGTTAACGAAGAAGTGCCAGAGTTCTTAAACAACCATGAAGTCTATTCATTAGAGATTGGTAACTTACTTGCTGGATCAAAGTATCGTGGTGAGTTTGAAGAAAAAGTTAAAGAAGTCATTATGGCTTTAGAAGTTAAAAAGAATTGTATCTTATTCATTGACGAAGCCCATACTATGGGAGGTGCTGGATCGACATCTAATGGCTCAGTTGATTTTGCAAACATGATTAAGCCTGCTATTACTAAGGGAACTCTTAAAGTAATCGCATCTACTACATGGGAAGAATACTATGAATCATTTGAGAAAGACAGAGCCCTCATGCGTAGATTCTATCGTGTGTCAATCGATGAACCTAGTGTAGATACAACACAAAGAATTTTACGTGGATTGTCAGAAAGATTAAACGACTTCCACGATGTCAATATCACAGAAGAAGCAATCGAGGCCGCAGTTGAAATGGCTGGTAGATACATACACGAAAGAAAGAATCCAGACAAGTCTATTGACTTGCTTGATGCCGCTTGTGCAAAGCAACGTGTAGCAGAAAACAAAGGTGTTGATATTACTAAATCATTGATCTTTGATCAAGTAGAGAAGTTTACTGGCGTCCCTGCTGATAAACTTAAAGGTGACAACGTAGATCGTATTACTAACTTAGATGTAAATGTTAAAAGTAAGTTATATGGTCAAGACGATGTAGTTGATAAAGTAATCGAAAGAGTTTATGTATCGTTTGCAGGAATCGGTAACGAAACTAAACCTATCGCAAGTTTCTTATTTTTAGGCCCAACAGGCACGGGTAAAACAGAGTTGGCTAAACTACTGTCTAGTAACTTAGATATGCCACTGCTCAAATACGATATGTCCGAGTATTCTGAGAAACACAGTGTAAGTAGTTTGATAGGACCTCCCCCAGGTTATGTAGGCTTTAGTGATTCACAAGTACAAGGCGGACGTTTGATATCAGACTTGAGTAAGCAACCTCATTCAATTATGTTGTTTGACGAAGTTGAAAAAGCACACCCTGATATCTTTAATATATTCTTACAAATGTTAGATGAAGGTACAATTACTGGATCTAATGGTAAGCAAGTATCGTGTAAGAACTGTTTAATCATTCTCACATCTAACTTAGGTAGTGCTGATGGTGAACGTTCAAACATAGGATTCGGTGACACAAACAAATATGGCGAAGATGAAAAAGCAATGAAAAACTTCTTTAAGCCAGAGTTTAGAAATAGACTTGACATGGTATGTAAGTTTGGTAAACTTGATACACTATCTGTTAAAAAGATTGTTGTTAAATTTGTTGCTGACCTACAATCAGCACTGCTTGACAAGCACAATATCACTCTTAACTTTAGTGAAGATGCAGTTGATTACTTAGCAGACGTAGGCTATGATAGCAAGTTAGGAGCAAGACCATTAGCAAGAAAAATTGATGAACTTGTAAGAGTCCCATTGAGTAAAAAGATTTTGTTTGAAAAAATCAAAGATGCTAATGTCATGTGTGTTATCGATCAAAACACTGGAGAGATTGATTTTGCTTCAACGAAAAAACAAGTTGCTCAAGTAGGTGACGATGGTATCATTGAAGTAGAAGATTCAGACAACATATAATCTCACCTATAGACTATATAAGCATAAATACTCTTATTACACGGAGATAATTATGGCTAAAATAGTCGAAGATATGGTAGCAATCAAACTAAGCAAAATTGCAAAAGATGATGCTCCAGACGGTCAAGCAATCATAACCGACGAAATTGCTTCTCAAATAGAAGCAGTGGCGCAAGAGTTAGTTGGCGAATCAGTTATAGTAGAAATAGTGAGGGGATAAAATGTCTCAATCAACAATCCTCACATTATTACCACAAACACCATATGAAAATGATGGTACTGCTCAACCGTATGATGTAACAGGCAATTCTGTACAGGGTGCCGCATATTATTTAGGAAATCAAGACCTACAAACTTTATCATATAATTTTTCAGAAGTCACAGGTAATTTAGTAATTGAAGCCGCACTTTCTAATCCTCCTGGAGACAATGACTGGTTCAAAATTTTTGAAACAGAAGCAAACAATGCCGCTAATCTTAATGCAAACATTAGTTCTTATACAAACTTATCAGGTAACTTTGTTTATTTGAGAGCAAAGATAGAAGATTTTGCAAACGGCGTTGTCGAATACGTAAAAGTAAGTTACTAACATGGCAAATATTGTTATTATGCCAGGTGGATTTCACCCATTTCATGCAGGGCATGCCGCACTTTACAACTCTATAAAAGAGAAGTATGGTGAAGGCTCCGACATCTATGTGGCCGCTAGTAACAATCAAAAAGAAAGACCTTTTCCATTTGAAATCAAAGAAAAATTAGCACGACTTTCAGGCGTACAACCAGGTGAGTTTGTGCAAGTTAAATCTCCGTTCGTACCAACAGAAATTACAAACAAATATGATCCAGACAAAGACACAATTGTTTTTGTACGAAGTGAAAAAGATAAAGCCGAGTTTCCAAAGCCCGGTGCAGTCAAAAAAGACGGTTCTCCGGGATACTTTCAACATATAGATACAGCAAAAAGAGGTGCACAACCATTTAGTAAAGTAGGTTACATGGATTACTTACCAGTCAAAGAGTTTGCAGGTATTACTAGTGCTACACAAATCAGAGATACATGGCCTAGTCTTAACGATGAACAACGAGAAGAATTTATAACTCACATTTATCCTAAACTAAAAGGTAATGATAAACTAATTAAAAATGTAGTTAAGTTATTAAGTAAAGGAATGAATTTAAACGAAGGCTTAGCATATATTGATAAAGATGGTAACAGAGTTGATTACACAAGACCTGACTTACCCACAGATATTGAAAATTTAGTCATTGATTGGTTTAATGACAGAGACAAATACACTAAGGCAACGTTACAATCTAAAGGATATAAAGTAGACGTTGATGATAAGTTCAACAACATTGATATTACAGACAAAAGAGGTAGAAAATACACTGTGTCTACAGACGATGCAATGTCCAGACTTATACAACAAGCATATGCAGAACCAATGACTGAAGACAAGAACGATACATTACTTGATACAAAACGTGCAAGAGCAATACTTCAACTTTATACAAGAACAAACGGGTTTGATTTAAGAAAAATCATATCAAGCCGTAAACGTGGCGGCGGTACTAACGAAAGAATAATGACAGTAATGCTTATGCCAGACTCTAAGATTTTCAGTAGAGACGATATAGATAATCTTTCCGATGAACTTCAAAGAAGATTTAGTGTTACAGTTCCTAGAATGACTATTACAGGTAACGGTAGTTATCTTAATCTAAATCCTGTTGTAGTTCCAAAAGTAAATGAAGCATTTGTTGACCCAGATCAATCAAAGCAATATTGGAACCACGATGCACAAAGAGTAGGCGTAGGTGGACAAATAGAATTTCCACTTACAGACACACCAAACTTAAATGGTAGAAGACAAGGATTCAATGAAGGTGAAGAAAGAAGTGATATTGAAACTGCCGCTTATGAATGGTTACTAAATTATAAAAGCCAACATCCTGAAGCAGACTACGAAGAACTTTATTCTGCATTAAAAAATGTTAGCCATGATGATCTTGGTACACAAGAACTAGATTATTTTATAGGAGAACCGTTAGGCTTGAACATGGACAACAAGAATTTAATTGTTGATGCTGTTCTTGCTCAAATGACAGAAGGTATGCGTAGATACAGATATGAAGAAAGTATAGAAAAGATTCGTAACATGATTAAAGAGTCAAGTGACGATCAGAAATCTAAGTCCGCAGACTTACATCGTAAACTGTTTGAACTTATGGAAGAAGAAAGAAACAACATTGTTAAACTTAGAGGTTTTGGTAGAGAACAAGATAAAAAAGTACCTGATTTAAACATAGTTAGAAAAGAAAAAGAAAAAGAAAAGCAACGAAATCAGGGCGAGTATGATAAGAAAAGACAACAGCAATATGCATACTTAAGAAAGATACAAGAAATCTTATTTGAATTACACGAAGATTTTGCAGAGATGGAACAGTTAGGTCTTTTACCTGTCGAAATGAAACAGAACTTTGAAAACGTAAAAGAACTAATTGACTTTGTAGAAAACTATAGTGCTGATGATTTCCCCTTCACTGATGATGACGGAAACTTACTTGAATCATTGCATGTGAAAACTATGCAACTCAAAGAATACTTTGGTGGTTGGAGAGACAGACAAGCACCTAGAACATTAAGAAACGATAAGCCAAAACTATCCCCATTAACAAACGTAAATAATGCATTTTGGAACACGATTGATTTGTCCGAAACCGCTGATTATATCGAAGAAAAATAATTCGACCAGGCATTCCTGTAGTAAATATTATAAGTTATATATCGAAGCAACTACATTTATTATTAGGAGTTATTAACAATGGCATCGAAGAAAAAACCCGCCCCTAAGAAGGCAACAAAAGCAACAAAAAAGAAAGAAGAGGCAAACATTCCATTAGAAAAATTGGAAGAAGCAGTTGAAGAAATTAACGATAATCCTCCTCAAGCACCTCAAGACGGACAAGTTCAAGTAAACGTAGATTATCTACGTACAACTAAAGTACATATCGCAATGCCATGTTATGGTGGTATGCTGACTGAATCTACATTCATGTCATTTATCAAGTGGGCAAACACTGCCCGTCAGTTAAACATTGACTGGACACTTGAAACAATGGTTAATGAATCATTGATCAGTAGAGCAAGAAATACACTAACAGCAAAGTTTTTACATATGCCTGATGCTACTCACTTAATGTTTGTTGATGCAGACATTGGTTGGGAGCCATGGCACTTACTAGTATTACTCAACAGAGACGTTGATGTCATCGGTGGATTATATCCAATGAAGACTATGCCGATCAAGTGGGTAGTAAATGGATTTGAAGGTGCTGAAGAAGGACCAGACGGATTCCAAGAAGTGTCTAAAGCAGGTACAGGTTTCTTATTGATTAAGAAGGGTGTGTTTGAGCAAATGAACAATCATCCTGCTGTGAAGCAATACAAAAATGATATCGGACTAGACCCAGTCTATGATCAATATCTAAAAACTTATTTTGACACTGCTGTCAGACAAAATCGTTACTATTCAGAAGATTGGACTTTCTGTGAAAACTGGCGTGACATCGGTGGAAAAATATATGTCGATAAAAGAGTCTTGTTGAGACATTCAGGATCATATGTATTCTGTATGGAAAATCAACAGTTCTTACTTGACAACATCGGACCTCTGTATGTTCAACAAGAAGAACAAAAGAAAGCCGCAGGTCTGAATACAGATTTAACTCCTAATGAAGACGGTAACGTCACATTAGATGTTAATGCTCCGTAAATATAGATCCTAACTATATAACTAAGAATGAAAATGCCCCTCTCCCAAGGGGCATTTTTCCTTGTGTATTCCTCTTTATTGATAAATACTTATATTAACAAAGGATTGATATCAATGAAGTTCAACGAAATAACCGAAAATGCATCTGCTGGTGCGACGGGCGCCGGATCAGTTTCATCTGTGGCATCTCCAATGAGTACTCAAACTCGCAATGCAAGTATTTACGGTGGAAAGAAGGCTGGAAATTTAATGACAGGTAAACGTTCAAAGGGCAAATATGCTAATTCTGTCGAAGCACGTAAGCAAACTAAGAAAGTTAATGAAGCCAAAGTTGAAGAAGCAGAAGTATCAGAAGCAGAAGTTCTTGTAGTTAAAGGTGCAAACAGAAAAGATCGTAAGTCAGGATTTGTTAAGCATGGTGAAAGCAGAGTAGACCACGAAGTCAAAATGGCTAAGGCTGATTTATTTGCAACTGCCAAAAACGCACAAGAAATTATGATGTATCTTAAAGATAGATCAGAAGAAGAAGGCATCAAAGGTTGGATGCAGTCTTACATCACATTAGCAAACGACTATCTCAATTCAGTCAAAGAATCAATTCAATACGAAATGCAAATGCATGAAGATCAACCCGGAGCACCTTACGGTAATGGGGAAGATGATCGTTATCATGTAAATAAATTAGACATGGAGCCATATGGTGAGCCTAGTTCAAGTTATCCAGGTGGAACATTGACAGGTACGAACTTGGCAGAAGACGGGGACAAACAATGAGTTCGATATTACGTGGACTAAATGAAAACAATGAATTGTTAAGTGAAGATAAAGTAGCATTAGCCGAATTAGACAACGCGGCATTTGAAGCAGAACAAGCACTTAAGAGTGTAGATCGGATAACTAAAGACATCAAGTATGGTACTGACACTTCAGAAATTATGGTAGCAGTACAAAGTGTTGCTGATACTTTAAAAGGATTTGATCATAAAGAACTTAACTATTACGAAGATAAAGTTAGAGAAGCAAACAACAATTTAGAATCTGCTGTATACGGTTTAAGAGAACCTTTCAATGACCTTGCACGTGATTTACGTTTAAAGCATGATGAACTTGAAATGGATTTAGAAGACATAGACGAAGGTCAACGTTGCTGGAAAGGTTACAAAAAGAAAGGCACAAAAATGATGTTTGGCAAACGTGTCAATAACTGTGTTAAAGCAGACGAGTCTGTAAAGCCCGGTTATAAGTCTGCTGAAAATACGTTTGATGATCTTTTCAATGATAAAAAATTAGATGAGTTTCAAAGAGGTTCGTTTGATGATGACAAACCTAAAAGACCTAGCAAAGGTAAACTTGTAACTAAAGATGGTATGCCAGTTACTTTACCTTTAAGAACACAAGATTTTAGAGGTGATGAAATGGTTATCGTTGATTACATTCCACCTCATAAGCCAAGTTCAACAGGTAGAATTATTACTGATGATGGCATGACTTATTTCCCCGGTGTTGCAGATTTAAAAATTATCGGACACCAATTTGATGTTGACGAAGGACTTGCAGGTGCAGCCTCAGGTGCATACTTAGGTAGCAAAATAGCCGGTCTTCCAGGAGCAGTAGCAGGTGGTGTCTTAGGACATCAAGCAACTAAAGAAGGCAAAAAGTCACGTATTGGTTCAGTAATGGAAATGTATGATGACTATTTGTTTTTAATTTACATCAACGGTAAGTTAGCGGCAGAGACGCCAATCGAAAAGAAGCAAAAGAATCAATACGAAAGAGTTATTAAACAAGCATTACCAGATGCAGAAGTTACATTCAAACCAACTCCAAGACATTACTATAGTGCAGAACAACTTTCGGAAGGATCAGGAAAGATTCGTGCAGGTATAGCAGGCATATTATTATTAGCCGGTTTGTTAGGTATAAACAATCATCAAGCACAAAAAGTATATGAAAAGTCACATCAGTTACAGCAATTAACACAAGTTTATATGGTTGCAAAAGAAAGAGGTGACGAAGCAAAAATGAAAGAGGTCAAGAGACGTATAGGTAATCACAAAATGAGACTTGACTTAGGTAAAGGCGATGTTGATTTCGACGGCCTTCCAGGAAAAGATGATATTAAAGATATCGATTACATTAATACCCCCGGAGAAAAATAATGACAGAAAATATTTACACTGACGACATAAACGAAGAAACCTTCGACGGTCTTTTAAAGAACGCAATCGAATCAGACACACCAACTGAACATACAGTGCCACTTAACGATGAGTGCGTGTTTTCTAATGGCGTATACTTTGAAGACTTTATTACAAAAGCATCAGTTAATGTAACTGTTTTAGAACATTATCCTCTTGATGAACATGTAGCAATTGACAAATGGTTTATTGAATTACATTGTGATGATGCAGTATTCACTAAAGAAGTATCTACCGGAGAAGAAGCATCTCTAGTATTTGACACAACACCGCCCGCAGTTGCAGAAGGCATCGATCCTATTGTTGCCCCGGGTGCCGGCATGTTTACTCTTAACATTGTTGGTTACGGTGAGGAACACGCAAATACTTTGATAAAAATCAAGGTCTCATAATCCTAATATCTTATGCGATTACGTGAATTGCAAGAAGGTATGGGAGCATCAGCAGGTGGAGGCACACCCGGATCTGCTGGGGCAGGTGGTTCATCATTAGGTCTCCCCTATCCATCAACTTACGAAGAAGAAAACGACAAGTTTAAATATCGTGGTCCTCAAAAAACTGTGGCTATGACAACTGAAGAACAAGGGGAAATGTTCACAGATCATCAAAAGATGAAAGAGATGATGAACGATGAAGGTTGGCCAGAAGATTTACAAACTGAAGTTCTAAAGAAATATGTCAACAATCCTGATCAGGGAGAAAACTTCATATCAGAGATGGAGTATAAAGGTATAAGACGATTAAGTAATTATGGTCTTTTACAAAATACAGAAAACTTAGAGTTATTAACAAGACTACCGCAAAACGTTATAGATAAAATTAACGAGACATGGCAAATGTCTATTCCTAAAACAAAAGCAACTTCAGTATCTGATTTAGGATACGAAAAATACATTATGCAATATGGTTTTCTTACAAAACCAGCAGTAGCAATGGATGCAGATATAATAATGGGTTCAGAGAAATGGGTTGCTAGTGTAATCAACGGTGAGAAAGCAAAAGCCTGTCATATTTTATCACCCAAAGGCCCGGGAGTAAAAGTATCAGATCCTGATAGTAGTTTATCACCTGCTAAACAAAAAGAACTAGCATTCGTAGAAGATAAACATTGGCCTAGAAGTGAACTACCACAACTCAATATTGATGATCTTAAAGACGAAGACATTGAAGAAAAACATGTACGATTTGAAAGACTAAAACCTGTACAGACTGAACGTGAAAAAGGCCTTGTAAAGAAAACATTAAAGATGCTAAAGAAAGGTAAACACAAGCCTATAGTCATAGATAAATTTGGTTATATTGTAAATGGTCATCATAGATACGATGCGTACAAAACATTAGGGGCATCATACATTCCTGTTATTAAGGTAAATGCAACCATCGAAGAACTAATCGATAAATACATGTAACAGGAACAATTATAATGCTCTCAGAGAACCTTAAAATACTATTAGCAACTTCTTATGCTTTTGTTATAAAAGCACAAAACTTTCATTGGAATATCGAAGGTTCTAACTTCCCACAATATCACAAATTTTTTGATGATTTAAACAACGAAGTCTATGAAAACGCAATCGATAGAACTGCGGAATACATTCGTACACTAGAAGCATATACACCTGGTTCTATTGGACGTTACGCAGAACTATCATTAATACCTGATCAAGTAAAAATACCTAGAGCAGAATTAATGTTTGCAGAACTATATAGAGACAACGAAATCATCCTCGAACACTTAAACACATGTTATGATTCAGCGGAAGCAGAAAAACAATATGGTATTTCTAACTTTGTTGCTGAACGTTTAGATGCACACAACAAACATCAATGGATGATAAGAAGCACACTTAAGACTAATAGGGAGTAATCATGCTCTCTAGTCATTTTGAAAGCATACTACTAGAATACAAACAAAGCATCACTGCTAAAAAGATGGGTGAAGCCCTTGTGGGTCGTCTTAACGTAGACGTATTAAGTTTCCCTAACTTGATGACTCCTAAACTTGAAAAAGCATTTCAAACAATGGAGAAAATTGATGTTGAAGTAACTGATTTTAATAATAGAAAAGAAAAGAACGAAATTAAACCCGAAGAACTAGCCAAGTTAGAACCTAAAATACAAAAAGCACAAGAACAATATAAAATTTTAGAAAATCAAATAGCCGTTCATATATTAGAAAAGTTAGAAGCCTCTGATCCTACAAATAATAAAGGATATGTACAGTGGTTAGCACGATTGTATATCAATGGTGAAACAAGTTTAGAAGATATTGAATCTACTGTTGCTGATTACTTAGATAAGTTTCATAAATTAAAAGTTAAACGTCATTTGTCTAATGCAGACGTAGGACAATACAAAGACTTTGATACGTTTATGAATGACATGGATCAGTATCCTAATGACATTTTAGACGATGATGAAGCATCAAAGAAAACATACAAAGCAGACAAAATATATGATGAAAACGGTATCTTAGTAATTCATCCAAAAGATAAAGAAGCGGCATGTCGTTACGGTCGAGGAACTCGTTGGTGTACAGCCTCAACACGTGGTTACAATCACTTTGCTTCATACAATCGTAGAGGACCTCTCTATATATTTGTTCCACGTAAGCCACATCATACAGGAGAAAAATATCAATTTCACTTTGAAGACAATGTAGTTGCAGATGAATCAGATGCTTACTTAGGTCAAGATCAATTAATTCAATTAGTAACTAGATATCCTGCACTTAAAGATGCTTTCAAAGAACAAGCAGAAAAGTACGGTCTTATATATCTACAGAAACCTAAAAGAGTTATGAAAGGTTCTAACTTTGAAGTAGAAGAATATAGAAAAGATAATAAACCTGTATACTTAATGAAAGGCGAAATGGATGTAGGCGGGGAGTATGGCAAACAAGACTTATACATGATATGGAAAAATGACCCTAACGATCCTAACTACAAAATCAAATCAATAGGCACTAGTCGGTATGGTGGAGACGATGAATTAAATGTATTACAACAACATAAATTAGTTAACAAATATCCTGAACTCATCTCTAAATATGGATTAAAAACAAAACACATTGAGCAAGAACCTAGCCGCAGTAAAACAAAAGGGGGTGCCGATGTAGAGATGCATGGCAGTACTGCTGTTATAAAAGATAAGCAAGGACATAAAACAGCAATCGAAATAGACAGTCTTAGAGATACCGGGAATAGCATTTTAGTATCTGCATCAAAAACAAATCCTTTTGAACATAATAAAACAGATCGAAAAGAAATCAGAAATGAAATTAATCCTTATGAAGTAACACTTCAACACCCTGAACTTATTGATGTATATGCTCCTATACTAGATAAAACAATTAAAAATGAGTTACGTCAATATGAGGGCAATGCCAAAGAGAAAAGAAAATTTAAAGAAGACTTATATCAAAAATATGCGCCGTTGATGCCTTATAAATTGTATAAAAAAGAAGATTCAATTATTAAAAGTCATGTAACACCAGAAGGAAAACCTATTTTAGATTATGTTATCACAAATGACGGCGGTAAAGAAACAAGTACAATAACAGTAGTCTTTCGTAATCAACGAGACGGTAATGTCGAAAAAATTGTACAAGCAGAGCCTACACGAATGTATGATTTATCTAGTGATGAAGATTATAATCTAAGAACTCCGGACGGAGAAATCTATGGTAACGCAGAAACAGAACCTAAGTATCAACGTTATTATACACCAGTAAGGAGAAACTTAGATGACCAACGTGCATTGCCTTTTTTACCTTCTATTGCATACTTAGACAAATATCCTAGTTTAAAAGAATTATACAAAGACACTTCTTTAGCAACACCCAAAGAAAAAGAACTATCAAATGCTACTCTAAAAGATTTTGGAAAAACAAAACGTGACAAAGATGCCAGATCATATTATAGAAAAGACTGGTATGATGAAAATGCAGAGACAATGCGTAACTTTATTGTTAAACCTAAAGACGCACAAGAAGGTGAGTCGTATGCAATTAGTTGGAGTCCAGAAGTTCCGGCACTATCACAAATATATCACTCTGCCGGTGACGGTACTCAAACAAAATTAGACAACGCACAAACTAAAAGACATGTTCTAAAAAGTTTTCCTGAAATTAGAGAAATGCAAGTAAAAGACTGGGATAAATTTATTAAAGATAATCCTGAGTATCAACCAAATCAACACGGCGAAGGTTCTAGTTACAATGACGATATGTTACAAGATTGGTCGTTTACTCCCACAGAAGTCGAAGATAATGATCGTGTAATAGTATCACAATTTGGACCGAAAGAAGGAGATGCGTTTCAACTACCTAGTTTTGAAGTATTTCCTAAACAAAAGAATCCATTTGGTAAAGTAGGAGATACGTTTTTTGTTTATTTAAGTTTAAAAGACTATCGTGGTAAAACAGGAAAAATTAGTGACATTCGTATAGAACGAGTAGGAAAAAACACACATCATCAAGTACCTATTGATCAGTATGGTAGACAACAAAAACCAGACGACACAAATTTTAAACCTGCAGGAAAAGAACTCGCAGAAAACAAATCTTCTTTAGATTCCAAAGAAATTATTGATTTTTTCAGATACTATCCTGAGTTAAGAAACATGATTAAAGATGAAAACATTCATCCTAAAGTTCCTCATCCAGCACTCGCACAGAAGCCAGAAGAAAATGCCGAAAACACTCAACAAATGGACGGGTTTAAATTAGAAAAACAAGTAACAAACAATCCTAACTTAGACAAATACTTTATTGTACCAGACGAAGAAAAATATCCTGGCGAGTATTTTACTATGTTTGAGTATCATCCTTTAAAAACAGATCCACTTGGAAAAGCAAACAATCTTTTTACAGATTATGGAAGACCTGTAGCATATAACAACAGAGGAGTCATTCAATTAGGTCAAGGTGAACAGTCAAATAATAGATATCATAAGCAGAACGATGCGATGGCAGACTTTGTAGATTCTGCTAGGGGAGGAGAAGGAAGTATCACACCTAACACACCTCTGTATAATGAAATCATGGAACGTTTTCCTGAGTTAGCAAGTTATATTGCTGAAAAGAGTAAAGAGATAGGAGACGTTAGAACACAAAATCTGACAGAAGAAGATGTAGTTGAATTAGGACAAAATAGAGTTTATACATTTAAAAACAGTGACGGTAGTGATTGTTATTATATTACTCCAATTGGAAACGAAGTTAGAAGAACTAACGGCGAGATCAGTGATAGAACTTTATCTGACGATAGTGAGAGAGGACGTGAACAATGGCAACGACATGCTCACAGTATGAATCCAAGAAAGATAGGAAGACATGAAGAAGATTGGGAAGATGATGATCATTGGAACTCTGGTGAATCTTATGTAATCGATTTTCAAAGTACAGAAAAAAATCCATTCTTACAAGTTCCTATATACATTGATCCTTTTCAAGGTGTTGCAGAATTACAAGTTAATGCAATTGAATTTGATGACAACAACGAAAGATATAGTGCTAGTGAAGCACCTGAACACAAACAATATATTATTAATAAATTAAGTGCTGTACCTGCTGATAATGTTGACTCTAGCCAAGGGAATTCTGCTTTTGTTAATAAAAACTATCTTACAAGAGCAAAACAAAACCCAGAGTTAATGGCATGGCTAGAACAAAAAGCAGAAGAAGCAAACGCAAAGACTAGTGGCGTTGGCGCATTTATTAACTTTTTGCCCGTAACATCTGATCAGATGACAGATTCTGCAAGAGATGTACCAAAAGTACATGGTGTAGATGTAGTAGGCATAGCAAAGATAGGCATCTCAAATCCTTTATACATTTGGCAGGGAAGAAAAGATCAACACCTAGATATTGAGCAAAGATTAAAGTCAGGCTCTAGGGATTACTATTACGATGATGATAAGATAACACCATATATGGAGTGGGCTAATGAATATTCTTTGAGTAAAAATTTACCCCCATTTGCGAAAAAAATAGAACGTGGAGCAGGCAGATTTATCCATGATGCTGTTTCAGAAGGTATAGTAGCATTGAAACCAGAAACAGGTGGTAAGTTTATAGATTATAATAGAAGTGGATATCGCAACGATGGTATTACGTTAAGTCAAATTCCAGATTCTAAATGGGTTACAATAGGCTCTCAGTTAATGAACTTAGACAAGATAGCAAAACCTAAAGAATTAAAACAAATGGGTGTAATACCTACACAGACGTGGACACCGAGAGCAGTATCTCAATTGCCTAAACCAAAATTAACAAACAAAGGCAAGCCCTGGATTAGGAGTATCAAAGAGTTCAAGTTTCCTGATGGAATAGGTATTGATGCAACTGGGTACGGTAATAAGTATCCAAAAAAAGTTTTGGGTCCGGGGACAGGATATGAAATCACACTAAATCCTATTAGTGATGAAAATTATAAAAAACGAAAAGACGGAAAATTAGTAACAGTAGCAAGTCCATGGCGCACAGTATTAAATGCTACTAGAGATTTAGATTTACCTTGGGACTTTACTCATAGTGTTTTAGACTATTCAAGGGGCGAAGACGAAAAGTACAACAAGTTGTTTATTTACTTTGCTAATAATCGTGTTGCATATATCTTACATAGAGATTATAATGACTATAGAAAAATCAACTTGAATCAAGACCAAAAGAAAAACTTATTTTTTAATCCTGACACAGGAATTTTTCCTGAACTAAAACCGATATTTGATCAATATTCAAAATCAAATAAATGGTTGCGTGAACATGAAATACATGCTATAATGTCTAAGATAATATTTGAAAGTTTAGGCGATAAAGCATACTGGGAACTGAAAAAGAAAAAGCAAAAACAAAATTATGGTCAACTAGTATTCTTAAATAACATACGATTGACAGGAAGTTATAGTAACGAACAATTAAAAGCAATGGGCTTCTTTATGAAGAACGGCTCTTGGGCAATACAAAAGCCTAAGTATGACAGACTTGTCAGTGACGGTAAGTTAAAAGAAATGATTAACAGACCATTAAAGACTGGTACAAATAGAATACCTAAAGTAGGTAAAAAGAAAGTACAAGAAAACGTTTGGGCATTTGATGCAGAAAAAGCATTAGAGTTATTGAAAGAACCTTTACTAAGAGGTGGAGATAATGATGATGTTGATTTAAGTTGTGAAGTGTGTCAAGGACATGGTTGTGGGCCAGGATACGACATCAAAGATGACTTGAGACGTTGGAAAGAAATGCTTATTCCAGATGCTGATTCAAAACCTGAACATCTTACAAACGAATACATTGAAGCAAGAGTAAAGAAACTAGAAGCACTTGTCAATAAGTATCCAAACGGAATACCTGACAACATAGATTGCACTGCTGGCATGTCTAATATGAAACACAGAGAATATGAAAAGATTAAAAGACATGATGCAGAAGATGTATTATATGATGTTATCGGTGACGATGGGTTATTTGATGCTATGTCTGAATTAGATGAAGAAGATGATGTTAGACCACTAATAATGAATTGGCTTAATCCAGACTGGAGAGCAAAACAAAGACCAGGGTTACCTGAATATCCACTAGTAGCAGATGTTGACTTTGCAGACCTATACAAAAGAGCAAGAAAAATTTATAACCCTTTACGTGTAGTTAAAGAAGGTAAGAAGTTACCTAGAACTAGTGAGTTCTTACATGTAAAAGAATTAGAAGACATTAAACGATTGTCTGGCGTGTATGAACGTTATCAGATACCAGTACAAGTTGAAGGTGCAACATCAGCATATTCAGGTTCAAACATATCAAAGACTGCGGCAGAGATTGCAAAGATAATGAAAGAGAAAAACATTCAGCCCGGAACTCCTGAATGGTTTCAACTGTGGTTTTCACTACCAAAAATGACTGGCGAAAAGCCAACCGGAGATATAAAATGAAAGAAGTAAATTATGACGAATTAAATCGTATCAGAGAATTATCAGGTACATTGCGTGAATCATGGCAAGAGAAAATGAAAGATAGACCTATGCCATTTGATGCACAAATATTAGATGATGAACCTGCAACTGTAATGAATCCTATTAGCGGTGCTAGTATTAAACTTGACCCACAAGAGATTGCAGTATATGATGTTATCATGGGTGCGAACTTGACACAACAATGGGACTTAGTAAGAAAAGGTTCTGACTGGTTTAGAAAATATAATCCAGAAGCATATATGGTTTTAATAGACTAATGAAGATAAGAGAAGTTATTACAGAGGCTGACGTAGAATACAGTTCTACAAAGCCCGGGAAACGTATGCACAAGATAGGTGATGTTTACGGTAAAAAGAACACTGACCTACCCACTGCTAAATATAAAGATAATAGAAACGATAAACAAAAAGGAATATTTAAATGAAAAAGATAGTATTTGGAGTAGTCGCAGTTGTAGTAGTTTTACTTGCATTTGCAGGCTGCCAAGAAAAAAGACTCGGTAGTGATCCAGTCACATTAGCATTACAAGTTACTAACAAAGGAGATCAATCATTCCAATGTAAGCAAACTTGGGGTGTCGATAAAAAAGATGTTACTACTGATGTTGCTGTAGGACAAACTGTAAACTTACAGTCTAATACACATTCACCATCAGGATCAGTACTTACATGTTACATTACTCCGCCGACATCAGTAAAAGACCCTAATCCAGGTAACGGTAACTTTGAAATGAGTTATGGATACTGGAGTGGTTCAGCACACGTAACATGTGATAACGATTGTAACAAAGGTTATCCTACTGCATCAGTTCATTACACAGGTAATAATTGGAAATATACAGCAACTTTTGCAAAACCACAATCAGAACCCTACAACTCTGTCGTAATTACTACTGGCGATCTCTAATATGAAATCAAGGGACTTCAGAAAACTGAACGAGAGCATTGATTTTTCAGTGACGAAGTCCTATGTTGATGATAGAGGCAAAACCATACATGATATGAGTCACTTTGGTGAACGCAAAAATGTAGATTGTTGGGTTTGTGATGGTACAGGTAAAGACAAATATTACGATGAAGCGGTCTGTGATTACTGCGAGGGTAAAGGTCAAAACCTTGAGTTTGTAAGTGATGCTCCTGAAATGAATGTCAGTAATTCTAATGGATTTAAAATCATTGATATGTTAGGATTAGAACAAGATTATGCAGGACACGTAGATAATAAAGACTTGCCTGCTCTTATGAAAAGACTTATATTCTTAAAGAACGCAGACACATCACAATATACTGAGCCAGGATCTTTAACAGGTGGTAAAATAGGTACATACAAAGACCGAGAAGGTATGGATAGAATAGGAAGAACGAGTCCGATGATGTATCACGGTGGCACTAGTGACAGACAAATAACTCAGTACATAGATCAATTAATTAAAATAGTTAAATTCGCACAAGAAAACGATGCAGACTTTGGCTGGGGATAAATGAGATTTTTTCTTTGTAAGGACAGAACTAAATTTACAAAGCCCTGGACAATAGAACGTTTCGGTGATTGGTATTATATACGTGAAGACGATGTTGAGATATATGAAGGCGAAGACTTTATTGTATTATATACTGGTTATTTAATTGAAGGTGACATTAGAGAAGTATGTGAAAACTTTAGTTTTACTGAAGCAAACGGTAACTTCTTTGCAATAAAACTCACTCACACTGACTACGAATTAGCATTAGACTATTTTCAAAATCATAAAATATTTTTGTCGGACAAGTATGGAATAGAAATTACAAATTATCTACCATACATGACTATCAAAGAAGAAGACATTACAAACACTACTGCATTCGATGGTACAAAATTAAAACATGAACGAGAATTTGATGCAGATGAAACATTTTACGATCACATCAAATCTTTTATTCCCCCATATGATTACTTACAAGATGCAAAAGATGCGTATGAACAAGAGATATGGGACCAAGAAGAACTTACTGAGTACGTCTATGAATGCATGAAATCTCATGCAGAAATTATCAAAGCAAAATATCCAGTACGATATTGTTCACTTAGTGAAGGCATAGATTCTTGTGTTCAGTCATTGTTTTTCTACGATGATCTGCAACTTTTATATGATATTTCTCCATGTGATGCCGGAGCAGTGCATTTAAGATGTATCAAAGAGCAGGAACAGAGATATCCTAATACACATCATTATACATGGCACACAGCAGAAAACAGAGAAGGATGCATACAATATCTTACTGATTCTTCATGTCGTTGGCAATCAATATTACCCACTAGTAAACAAATAGCAATGCAAGAACAAAAGCCTGACATTGTTATGTATGGTGTTAACGGTAATGAAATGTTTGTCAGAGATTTTAAACCTCACATGTTGTTATTATGTTTGACATACTATGAACCTGACACAATAAAAATGAAACAAAAACTTCATTCTGAAATAGATAGTAAAAGAAGTCACTATGGAGTTACGTATTCGTTACCTTCAGACAATAATTGGATAACAACTGACACGTATGTTACAGCATTTATGAGAGAATACTTCAAAGAACATATACAAGAAAAACCCTATTTGTGGAAAGAAAAACGAAAAACATTTGAAGAAGGCTTTTTAATGGTAACTACGCCTAAATTATATACACGTATGATTACTACTAATGATAATATATTGTCCGCATCAATATACAATGACAGAAGAATGTTCCATGAAGTCTTAAAGATGAAAAATCATTATCTAGTAGGAGATATATTAGACGGACCAATTCAAAGATCGATCATAAATAAGTTTGAGCATGAATTTACTACACCTAGTAATGATGTATTAGCGGCCAACTATGATGAACTATACGCCGCAACATATGATGCAACGCATGACAGAGATTTGGCACAAAACATATGAGAGCAAGAGAATTTTTAAGTGAGATGGGCTTTGCAGGGATACCTGATTATAAAACAATGCCTGCCTACAAACTTAAAAAAGCATCTAAAGGTAAACATAAATTCTTTTTGCCTACAGACACGCCTGTTCCCGCAGGTGTATCAGCATTAGATGAATACAACTTAGATAATGAAAAAGGATTGGGTGTCGTTCCGAATAATACAGGTGGACAACCAGACTATTTTGGTATTCGTGTTATGATGAAGCCCTCTACATTTCATAAGTTAGCATTAAGTTTACCAAGAGATATGCGTAGTTCACAATATGAAGATTTAGTTGATAAAGTTCGTAAGGGCGTTCCTATTGCAAGTCCTTTCTTATCTATTGTAATACCCGACGAGTGGGAAGAAGGCGATCTATCACAGCCTGCGAAGGTCACAGGACATGAAGGAAGACATAGAATGTATGCAGTAGATGAAGTTGACGGAGACGTTCCAGTTGAAGTACATCTATGGGGAAGATTTAAATCTAGTGAAATGCGTAGGCGCCATCTCAACGATGAGATGATACAAGAACTAATAAACGGACTCATCGATGAAACAGGAAACAATTACGTTCCTAACATCGGCACACTGAAGAACTAATATGTCTAAAGGTCACATGATTATCTTAGGTGGATCCTTCGATAGGCACGATGCGGCTGACGTTATCCAAAGTGCAAGTGATGATTTAAACTCGTCAGTATGGCCAAGTGTCAAACGAGCCCACGGCGCACATCGCATTGCTTCATATCTAAGAAACGAAGGTTATGATGTCGAAGTCTTAGACTTTTGGCCAGCATGGTCACCAATACAAATATTAAAATTCTTTCATCAACGAGTTAGAGAAGATACTATATGCATAGGTCTTTCTGTTTTGTTCCCATTAAGTTATGGAGTTATGGGAAAAGATAAAAAAGCAAATGCAAAAGTAGCAGAAATGCTTCAGACTATAAAAAGACTTAAAGAAATGTATCCTAACATACCTTTTGTGGGAGGATCTCATAACATATCTGCATTAATAGAATATGATTTAGATTATTATGTTACTGGTTACGGAGAATATGCAATTACTGAATTGTTAAAATACTTTAAAAAAGAATTCAATATGTTGCAAATGACAAAACAATTATATAGAGGCGTACCAATCAACATAGTAGAAGCCACAAAAGATTATCCTGCTTACCCTATGCCCAATGCTAATGTTTCATATGAAGATAGAGACTATATACAACCACAAGAAGTATTGTCATTAGAATTATCTCGTGGGTGCAAGTTTAAATGTAAGTTCTGTTCGTTTCCTGTACTAGGAGTTAGGGGAGATTTTAGTAGATGTATTGATAGTCTTAGAGAAGAACTTATTGAAAATTATGAACGTTGGGGAATCGATACTTATTCAGTCAACGATGAAACGATTAATGACTCACCAGATAAATTAGCAAAGTATGCAAAACTCATAAAAACTTTACCCTTCAAGTTAAAGTTGCAAGGCTTTATGAGAGCAGATTTAATGATAGCACACCCTGAGACTTGGCAAGATATTTGGGATATGGGTTTACACACACATTATTATGGGTTAGAAACATTGAATCGGCAAGCAGGTTCTTATGTAGGTAAAGGAATGAAGCCTGAAGTTTTAAAAGAAGGCATGATTAAAATGCAACAATGGTTCAAAGACAGAGGACCTTATCGTTGTCAGACATCTATGATTATTGGCTTACCGGGAGAAACAAGAGAAACGTTTTTTGAAGGATTGAAGTGGGTAAAAGAAAACTTAGATATAGGTGCATATTCAATATCGCCATTGTACATTGCAGGTGGAACAATTGCAAATATGCTGTCTGTTCAGAATTCAGTATTTGAAAGAACATGGAGAGAAGAAGGCGTAATTAGAGAGACTACAAACGAAGAAATGGGAGTTGACTTTTCTGAGTTAGACGAAGAAACAGCACATTTTGCATTACCATTAGAATCTAATGCATATTTAAAATGGCAACATGATACTATGAATATTTGGGAAGCATTTAAAATATTTGAAGAAGTTGTACATGATGACGAACTTAAACAAGACATCGGGCCAGGCGTGTTTTATTATCACAGATATCTCTCTACAAATAAATATACAATAGACGACATATTTAATAAGAATATTGAGCCATATGGTAATGATGATTTAGATAGACAAGAGGCTTTTATCAATAAGTACATAGAAAAGAAACTAAGCAATTAAGAGATAAATACTATTATGGACAAGTATAAAAAGACAGCAGGATTAAACTATTTGAGTGAAAACTCATACAAAGGTGACGGTTCTCCAGGCATGGTAATGGGTATTGCTAGTGATGCTCGTAGTGATACTAACACATACGAAGGTAAAGGCGTTAACAGAGGCCCTACAACAAGTAGTAAACACAGTCAAAATAAAGAATTAAAAAAGTATGACCCAGCACATGGTCACACAAAACCAGAAGGGGGCAATCCTCAAGTATGTCCTAGTTGTAAGGGAGAAGGTTGTGCATCATGCGGAGACACAGGAGAAGTTATTAGCAAAAAACGTAATGATCCTAAAGTCGATGAGGCATTAGAAGATATCAAAAGATTATCTGGCTTATCAGAAGCATTTGCTTGGGACGAAATTGACGAAGCAAAACGCAAGAAAAGACACGATGACGATGATGACGAAGAAGAGGAAAAGCCAGAAGATCCTGATAAAGACAAAGTACAGCATATCTTAATGCAATTAAGAAAAGCACAAGATGTAGACGGCGATCACCCAATCAAATTCTTAGACGGGTCAGAACATATACTACCATTAAAAGATATCAATGAGTTCATGCAAATGTACATGAACGTCAAGCCACAAGATAGAGAAAGACTGCAACAAGTGGCTATTATGAGCAAAGAAAAGTTTGACAAACTGTTAACGTTCTTCACGCCGAAACATGGCAAATTAGAAAAAAGTATCTATGAAGATGAAGAAGCGGGAGAAATGATTACAGAAGAACAGTTTGATGAAGCCGCAGGCAAAAAAGATGCTTGTTATCACAAAGTCAAAAGCAGATATAAAGTATGGCCTAGTGCATACGCATCTGGTGCTTTAGTTAAGTGTCGTAAAGTTGGTGCGAGTAATTGGGGCACTGGCGGAAAGAAAAAGAAGAAGAAAAAATAATGCGTATTAATGAAATTCTAACCGAATCAATTATCAAAGAAGATTTACGAGCCTGGTTCGGCAAAGGCAAAGACGGTGGTGCCGGAGGCGGTGGTTGGGATAGATACAATACCAAAGGCGAACGTGTAGGTAAATGCGGTGATGGTAAAGGCAAAGGCAAACCTAAGTGTTTATCTAAAAGTAAAGCCGCAAGTTTACGTAACTCTGGTGGCAAAAAAGCAATTGCTAATGCTGTAAAAAGAAAGAAAAAGAATGACCCTAATAAGAATCGCAGGGGTAAAGCAAAGAACGTAAGCAACAAGCCGAAGAAGTAAGATGAGAGCATCTGAAGTTGTCAAGCCATATCATCTTTATGCCGCAACTGTGTTTGTACAGCAACCGGGATACACAGGCAACATGGACTTCACTGTCTCTGCTCAAACACATTTTGAAGCAAGACAATTAATGAAAAAGATGTATAATATTCCTGACTATAGAATAGGAAGTTTACGTTTAGTTAAACGAGGTTAAGCAGGTTTACTGTAAACAAAATACTTTCTGTCATTAGCATCTTGTTTGAACGTCTCTAGTTCTAATCCAAACTCTTTAGCAAAGTTGTGAGCAACTTCAAAACTCCACTCAAATACTTCTACCCAAGGCCCGTTCTTATGTTGAATACCTGGATTGACTCTAAAGAACATCTTACCACCTTTAGCAAGTAACTTATTACAGTTTGCTAATCTCACTCTAATATCTTCAATACTATTAAAGTTAATAGATCCTAATGCAATTATTGCATCAAAGTGTTCGTCAACGTTTGCATATTCTAAAACATCAACTTGATAATCTGACATGTTGTTATAAGGATCAATGCCGATTAAATTTGGTATACGTTCTTTAAATTGATTGTAGCCACAACCCACGTCTAATACTGCTTTAGGATTAAGTTTCTTAACTTCATCAACTAACTGCCAGCCTGTATAACTATATATTTCTGTCTGTGGCTTCCAAATCTCACCGAAAAACATACTAGAGTATTTGATGTCTAGTTGATCAACAACAGATTCAATAGTGCCTTCCCATCTGATTTTTGCATCTAAGTCCATTGTCGTTAAGATATCTTCTTTGAACTTATCGAACTTGACTGGAGTGATAGCCATTTCTTCAAACGTAGTCTTTTCATTAAGATTAGTTCTGATGTGATCGTATTTAGGTAAGTTCAGTGCCTCATCTAAATTTTCCATAACCAAGTTAAAAATTTTGCTATTCATCGAATTTTTTTATCCTTACTGTAAATTGTATAAATATATTTATAATTTTTGTGAAGTGCGTATATTTTTCTCAATCCTAGAGATAAATACTAGTAGTGATTATTTTAATTACTACAACCCTTAAGGAGAATAATATGAAATCAAACAAAGAATTTGTTGCTAGTATTGTCGAAGGCAATCAAGCATTATTCAAAGCAAGTCAACTTAACGTTGCAGAGTATTTCGACAACATGCCTGACGAGGATGCGTTGGTAGAACACTTTGTTGGACGTATGGTTAATGAAAGAATGAACATGGTAGAGATTAGCAATAACATTGCATCTATGCCTGCTGATGCAGACCCTATCGAACTTCAAAACTTAACTAAACAAGCAAACGATGAAGCAATTCATTTTCGTTTAGTAAAAGAAGTCATTGAGCATATCAAAGGCGAAGAGATCGATGTTGCAGAAGCAATCGCCGCTGAAGAAGCAAAGCCTACTGCTAAAGGTGCAAGCCTTTTAGAAAAGTATGATGCTGATTCTGATCCAGCCGCACTTGCCGCTTATCAGTTAGTTGCTGAAGGTCGTGCAGAAGCAGTTTGGAACACAATGGCAGATGTCATCGAAGATGAGTTCATCTCAACACGTTATGCAAAAATTGCTAAAGACGAAGGTTTTCACAGCACAATCGGTGCAATGAAACTTGAAACTCTAGTTGGTGATGCAGAAACTCAAGCACGTATTGAAGCACTTGTTGCTGACATGCGTAAAGACTTGTATGAAATTTCATGCAAAAACACTAGCCATAATGCAGAAGGACAGAAATTAGTATCAGAAGCATACGGTTGGTAAGTAGAAGTATGTAGTGAATATCGGTCTATCACAGAGGATATTACATTATAACAACGTGGCGTATGATTGCTTAGAACACGGTTGGTACAACCTACTAAGTGGTCATACGTTTTTTTATATCCCTAATATAATAGAACAAGACTATAAAGAATTAGTTAGAGATTTAGACTTAGTAATCTTAACAGGTGGAGACGCAAGTCCTCAAAGAATACTAGTCGAAACAAAAGTATTAACGCAATGTTATATACAAGACAAACCTGTACTAGGAGTTTGTCACGGTGCATTTCTTATTAACGAATTAGAGCAAGGAGTTAATAGCACAATAGAAAATCATTACAATACTACTCACGGAATTATTTTAGAAGATGAGAAGTACGAAGTAAATAGTTTTCACATGAATCAGTTAAAGGAAGTTGGCTCAGATTTAAATGCTATCGCACATGCAGATGATGGAAGCATCGAAGCATTTAGACATAAAAATAGAAAACTGTGGGGACTAGTTTGGCACCCTGAAAGAATGCAAGATCCTGTTTTACCCAATGACCTTAGGAGTTTTATACTATGAGAGTATTAATATTTGGATTGCCCGGAAGTGGTAAAACATATTTAGCAGAACGACTAGTTGCATACTTAGGCGACAAAGTTGCTTGGTTCAACGCAGATAAAGTCAGAGAAGAAGCAGACGATTGGGACTTTTCTGAAGAAGGTAGATTAAGACAGAATCAACGTATGATTGACCTGTGTACAAAAGCAGAAGACGATGGTAAAATAGCAATAGCAGATTTTGTTGCACCGCTTACAGATGCAAGAAATGAATTTTTTGCAGACTACGAAATATTTGTAGACACTATAAAAGAAAGTGAATACGAAGACACTAATAATATGTTTCAAAGACCTTGTGTATCAGACTACAATATACACGAAAAACGTGGTGATGTAGATGCAAAAATTATTGCATATGAAATAGGGCAAAGATTCATATGGGATAATACTGCGCCAACAACACAAATGCTAGGTAGATGGCAACCATGGCACGGTGGGCATCAAGCATTATTTGACAGAGCAATAGCAAAACACGGGCAAGTTTTTTTAATGGTAAGAGATATGCCCATAGATATTAACAATCCTTTCCCAGCATATGAAGTTGCAGAGAATTTACAACAAGTCTTATACAAATATGCAGGTAAAGTAAAAATATCAGTTGTACCGAACTTATTAAACATTACTTATGGTAGAGATGTAGGTTACAAGATTGAACAAGAAACGTTTGAACGTGAAATACATAACATAAGTGCAACTAAAATACGTGAACAAATGAGACGAGACGGAGTACTAGAATGAAAGGAATGGTAAATGTTTTTGGAACATTAGATATAAAAGATCGTTACAACATGTCGATCATTAAATTAGAAGCCAATGAAGTTAAAACGTATAATCCGATTGGCATGGCATATGTTATGTTAAGAAATGCTAATTTTGAAAGCAATAACATTACATTAACAAAGAAAAATGCATGTGTCAATACAGGAGACAACTTTACAATATCTTGTAATGAAGATAGTTCTGCTTGTATCGTTGAGTTTCCAGGACTTAGTTTATTAGAAAGTCGTATCTTTATACAAGAATGCTTAGACATAGGCAACTTAAGTTATATGGACGGCGGTACAAACACTACAGCAATCAATCCAGGTAGATTAGGTGATCCTGTTATTAACTATGTGCATTTTCCTGCAGGCATGTATCAGACATTACACACTCATCCTTCTCACAGAGTTGGATTAGTAGTCAAGGGCAACGGTAAGATAGAATTAGACAATAAAGAATTCTATGATGTCAATGAAGGTGAAGTATTTTTTATGCGTAGAAATTGTTTGCATAACTTTATCTGTGACAAAGATGAAGATGTCATCGTGTTTGTATGGGCACCAGACAGTGGTACAGGCCCTACAGATGAAGTTAACCCATTAAAGATTAGAACATATGTCGGACAGCAAAGATACCACAAATAAGAAAATCTTAATCATTACAGGTCCGCAAGGGTCTGGTAATCATTTATTCAGTAGACTGTTTAGTCTACATGATAAAGTAGGTGGTTGGAAAGAATTAAATGACAAGTACTGGATACCTAGTGACGAAGAAACATTTGCTGAGTATTGGGTTTATCCAGAACGTTTAAAAGACTTTGACTTTAGTGAGCATGATTATTGGGTAGCAAATGTCAGTTGTCCATTTATGTATGACGGCACACGTTATGTACCCAAGATAAAAGAGTTTGCAGACGAATGTATTAAACTAGGTATTGATGTTACGATAGGTATAATCGTAAGAGATAAGAATATAAACGTAGAACAACAGAAAAGAGTTAGAAAAGAAGTAACACTTCCAATAGCACTTGACTATTACTATACAAATCTGTTAGACTATAATGTGCATTTCTTAGACCATGAAGCATTCTTTTTACATAAGGCTTATTATCTAAGATATGTAAGTAAAGTTTTAGACTTTCCAGTTGCATATGACAATCCAGATATAATGAAATTTATTTGGGAAGATGCTAATCACAAATATGTCAAATATGTAGACGAACATTGGCTTGACAAAGAAGTGTGGGACGGTATTAGAACTAAGGAAGAAAGAAACGTATGAAATATATTTTTGTAGCAGGAGCACCTGGATCTAAATGGAGTAGTGTTTGTAAAAACATTTACTACAGTGATTCTATAGATCAAACTGATGCTAGTGAAGAAAGAGAATACTGGCATGATGCTAGTGGGCAACTAGACTTAATGCATATCGGTGCATACTTTGATCCAGGTATGGAGTTCGGAGATTTCTTCGGTGATATTAACAAGTATACAAAAGAAGAATGTGAAGCAGAGTTTGATAGACCTTTTTCAGGCGAAGGTGTGCGTATTATTAAGAGTCATGTGTTCGCACATCACATAGATTTTCTAAAAGACAACTGGCCAGACTGCCCTATCGTTTTAGTTCATAGAGATAATGATGCATGTTTGGGTTGGTGGGTAAGATGTGGACACTTTGATATTACATACCCTCTCTATCATAAATATTATGTGAACTTAAGAGAAATGAGTAAGATTGTAGACGATCAAAATAGAGATATCGTCAATGCATGGAAAAGATATGGTGGCATTAGTCCTAAAAATAATATAGATTTAGCAGATATATTAAAAATCAATAGGCCACCAGAAGAATATCAACAAGACTACAATCTAAAAGATATTGGAATAAAAGTCATATGACACAAAGCAGTTGGGAACAATTAAAACAAAGAAGCAATTATCACTTTGACCCTGATTTGATGCATCCTCTCTATGATACAGTCGATAGAGTAGGCGTAATTGATTTGAGTAGCATCACACAAGAAGAATTAGACAAAGTTGTAGCAGAGTCTAAAGAAGCAACATGGCGTACGAGAGGCAACCCTAAAAAAGAATCTAAAGTCAGAGGAGAAGATGAATTTAAGACTGAAGATTATGACTTAGAAAAGACAGGTTATGGTATCGACTATGTTGTCAGTAATCTTAACTGGGAAGTGCCACCAAGCATACAAGCAATTGCAGATCAGTTTGGTTTAGATGATATGATGACTAGAATTCATGTACAGAATCCAGGTCAAGTATGGAACTTACACATGGATAAATTAGAGAAATGGAACTTTGAAGATCCAAGTACTGTAGAAAGATACATGATTCAATTATCTGATTGGAGACCTGGTCAATGGTTTAGTTATGGTAACTATACTTTTGAACATTGGAAAGCAGGAGATGTAACTACGTTTAGATGGCAAGACGTGCCCCACTCTACTGCAAACGCAGGTCATCACCCTCGTATTACTTTACAAGTTACTGGAGTACGTACTCAAAAGTCTAAAGATTTTATACGATTATTACGAAAGGGAGAGTTATAACTCTCTTTTGTTGACATCCTTGCAGATTTCTTTTGCAAGATCACTACCAGTTGTTACAAACAAGAACGGAAAGAACGCATGTATGATAACAGCAAAGCCTGTTAATAACATACTTACACCATAGTACAATGCACAACTTAAGTGTTCCGTGTATGTTTCACCCAAAGAGTGCGGATGTTCTGTAAATTTGTTTCGGAGTTTATTGAAAAATGTGATGATTTTGCTCACCATATATTTTGATATACTTACCAGCAATTTCATCTGCTTCTGATTCTATAGGAGATCCTGGGTAACTTGAATTAGGTGTGATTAGACCTTTTTCTCCTTGTCGAATATGAACTAGTTCATGGAATACTGTTCTAAGAATATCAACTAAGTTTCTGTTGCCATAGACCCAAATCTCATCAGAACCGAGTTCATGTCTACCTGTGTGATGCCCATCTTGTGCCTCTTGCGTATCATAACTTAACTTAACTTTAGGCATGTTTTCAACTTTTAAAACGTCACCCATCCAATGTGCGGCTTTTGTTACTTCATCTTCAATGTTTAAGCCATCATCAAACATTTGATCAGATGCAGTTAATTCTTCTCTTGCCTTGTGTGCTTGTTTGGCAGCCTGCTTGGCGTCGCGGTAAATTTTACCTTTTTCGTCTACGTTATATTGATCACTCTTAATCTTGGGAAGTCTATTTTCCAAGTCTTTAAGCGGTGTTTCGTTGATAAATTGATAGGCTCTCATACTATTATTTATCAATAATTGCTTTTGGGAAATGTTTTGCTTGACTCTAATCGTATTAAATATTACAATAGAACACATGATATTACCTGAAGTTGAAAAAGCACTACATATCATTTGGGAACTAGAGTATGAAATGTTGAATGAAAGGAACTGTGGTTACACGGGTTCAGACATGAAAAAGAAACTCTGGCAGATCAAAATGAGAGTAGATCAAGCAATTGCTAAGGCTCCAGTCTATCATGGTGACCCAAACTACGAACAAGAATATCTTGTAGCAAAAATTAAAGGCGAAGTATGAAGTTAGGCATAATCGGTAAAGGGTTTGTTGGCTCCGCAGTCAGCAATGGCTTTACTAATGATACAGAACAATTTATCGTTGACCCAGCAATCAATTCGCACACAATCAAAGATTTAGTAGAATGGAATCCAGACATGATATTTGTCTGTGTACCCACACCACAACAAGAATCACATTTAGACGTAGATACTCACATAGTACGTGAAGTATTACTCAACATTGGATTTACAGACTATGCAAACGTTGTAGTAGTTAAATCTACTATCACTCCCAATCATCTAACGCAGTTTAAGAAACTTTTTAGTGGATTGCGACTCGTATACAACCCTGAGTTCTTAACTGAAGCAAACAGTTTAGAAGACTTTATCAATCCAAATATGCAAATACTAGGTGGAGAGTTACAAGACTGCATCGAAGTAGAACAAGCATACATTCATCATAGTCAAGTCAAAATCGTACCCACATTCAAAACAGACTTCACAACAGCAAGTCTAATCAAATACACAATTAACAGTTGGTTAGCAACGAAAGTATCATTCTTTAATGAATTATTTCATTTGCACCAATCAAGCAATGCAGAAACTACATGGGAACAGTTTACTGATATGGTAAAACGTGATCCAAGAATAGGAGACAGTCATATGCAAGTCCCAGGACCAGATGGTATGTTTGGTTTTGGAGGACACTGTTTTCCAAAAGATACAAAAGCATTGTTATATTATTCTAAACTAGAGGGAGCACCACTCACTCTATTAGAAAATGTCATCCAACAAAACGATGATGACAGAAACGGGTAAATATACCCTTGACAATATACAGGTTATTCTGTATAATATATGCATAGATTTACATAATCATAGGAGATAATAATGGCAGGTAAATACTTTAACCCAGAGCAAGTTACTAAAATGAAGCAACTTGTAAACGAAGGCATGGCAGTAATGCAAGAGATCGAAACACTTAACGGCGGTCTAACTGATACTGTAAAAGCAATTGCAGAAGAACTTGAAATCAAGCCTTCTATTCTTAAGAAAGCAATTAGAATTGCATACAAAAGCAATCTAACAGACACAAATGCTGACCACGAACAACTGAATGATATCTTGGAGACTGTTGGCAGAACTCTTTAATGCCAAGACTAGTCACGTTTGGATGTTCATTTACATATGGTCACAGTTTACCTGACTGTTATATAGGAGATGGACGTCCTGGTGATTCACCTAGTAAGTTTGCTTGGCCAAATCTACTAGCAGAAAAATTAGATTACGAGTGTTTAAATTTATCTGCATGTGGTTCAGGCAATTATCAAATTTTACTAGATATTTTACGAACCGAGTTTAAACAAGATGATTTAGTTGTAATAGGATATTCATATTTTGATAGATATGAAAATTACCTAATGACTGATAAGATTGATGCAGGCTTTCAGATAACATCAAAGTCTAAAGAACTACATCATAGAATAGAAATTAATAAAGTTATGTTAGGTGAAACAAGTGAAGAACAAAAGTTCTGGAATAATTGGTTAGCCATACAACATGCAGAAATGATATTAAACTCTAAAAATATAAAAAATTATTCGTTTCTCAATGTGCCAGAAATCGCACAAGAAACAAAACCTAACTTGATCGAAATGCAAAACTTTATAGATCATATCAAATTAACATTTAAGGATTATGCTTTGGACAAAGAACACCCAGGAATTAAGACTCATCTGTTGCAATCAGAACAACTTTATAGTATAATAGCACTATGAGTTATGTCGATGCCATACATGATAAGTCTGCGGAACGAATACATGTCGTAGAACGTACTCCTGAGGGTCTTAGAGAGTTTAAAGAATATCCTACGAATTATGTTCTGTATTATGAAGATCCTAAGGGCAAACATCGATCACTTTATGGCACGCCTGTCAAAAAGTTTTCGTCACGTAAACAAGCAGAGTGGGAGAAAGAGAAACGCATACACGGTAAGAAACGTCTGTTTGAAGCAGACATTCCGATCGTCTTCAGATGCCTTAGTGAAAACTATCTGAAGGTTGATGCCCCTAAACTGCATACGTGTTTCTTTGATATCGAGGTAGACTTTGATCCTAGTAGAGGATTCTCTCCTCCAAGTGATCCATTCAATCCTGTGACTGCTGTTAGTCTATACTTAGACTGGCTTGATCAGTTAGTATGTCTTGCAGTTCCCCCTAAGCATATGACGTATGAGACTGCACAAGAAGCAATCGCAGAGTTCCCTGATACTATGTTGTTCAGAACAGAGAAAGAATTGTTCGATGCATTCTTTTCTTTAATCGAAGATGCAGATGTGTTGTCAGGTTGGAACTCAGAAGGATATGATATTCCGTATATGGTCAATCGTGTTACACGTGTGATGTCTAAAGATGATACACGTAGATTTTGTCTGTTAGGGCAGTATCCTAAGAAACGTAAGTATGAACGATTTGGTAAAGAAGAAGAAACGTTTGACTTAGTTGGTCGTATTCACTTAGACTATCTACAACTCTATAAGAAGTACAACTATGAATCTCGCCATAGTTATAAACTAGATGCAATTGGTGAAATGGAAGTTGGTGAAAAGAAGACTGAGTATGAAGGGTCACTAGATCAACTGTACAACAAAGACTTTAAAACATTTATTGAATATAACAGACAGGATACATTACTGCTTAAGAAACTAGATGATAAGTTGCAGTTCTTAGAACTTGCTAATCAACTGGCGCATGAGAATACTGTATTGCTTCCAACTGTTATGGGCTCAGTTGCTATGATTGAAATGGCAGTAATGAATGAAGCACATGAACGTGGTATGGTAGTCCCCAACAAGATAAGACAAAACATCAATACAATTAGTGAAGGTCAAGCGGCAGGTGCTTATGTAATGAATCCTAAGAAAGGATTGCATGAATGGATAGGCTCTGTTGATATCAATTCACTATATCCTTCTACGATTCGTGCATTGAACATGGCTCCGGAGACTATCGTAGGACAAGTCAGACAGACTCTTACTGAACAATATATGCAAGAGAAAGGACTGGAACTGGCTAAGAAAAAACCTCGTTATAAAGAGGGCGATGCTCCAGTAGAAGGACCCGTCTTATGGGAAGGACTGTTTAGTTCACTAGAATATACTGCTATTCAGAATCAGGAACGCGGAACAATGCTGACGATTGATTACGAAGATGGCAGAGAAGAACAGATGAGTGCCGCACAAGCATGGAAGATGATTTATGATTCTAATAATCCTTACATCCTTAGTGCAAATGGTACAATCTTTAGATCAGATGTCGAAGGTGTAATTCCTGGACTGTTGTCTAAATGGTATTCTGATCGTAAGATTATGCAAGGCAAACTCAGAGAAGCAACTACAAAAGAAGATATTGAGTATTGGGACAAACGTCAGTTAGTTCGTAAAATTTTGCTCAACTCTGCATATGGTGCACTTTTGAATGAGCATTGTCGATTCTATGATAAACGTATAGGACAGAGTACAACACTTACAGGTCGTTCTATCACTAAACATATGTCAGCATTTATCAATGAGATAATGACTGGCAAGTATGATCACACAGGTGACTCAATGATTTATGGTGATACAGACTCTTGTTACTTTAGTGCATGGCCCATGCTCAAAAATGATCTTCCAGCAGACATGTCGTTAGAAGACAAAAAGCAAACGTTTATTGACTTGTACGAGAGTATGTCTGATCAATGTAACGTATCATTCCCGGGCTTTATGGAGACAGCATTTCATTGCCCACGTGAGAAAGGTATGATTATCAAAGGTGGTAGAGAAGTCTGTGGTGACAGAGGATTGTTTATTACTAAGAAAAGATATGCAATCAATATCTATGATGCAGAAAACAAACGTACTGACAAAGATGGTGCGATGAAAGTTAAAGCAATGGGCTTAGACTTAAAGAGAGCAGATACTCCTGCATATGTGCAAGACTTTTTAATGGAAGTTTTAGAAATGACACTATCAGGTAAACAACGTGATGATATCATTGAAAAGATTAAAGAGTTTAAGATATCATTAGGTCAACAGGATTCTTGGACAAAAGGTTCTCCCAAGTCTGTAAACAAGTTGACATATTATACTGAACTAGAAAAGAAATCTAAGACTGGTCGTGCAAACATGCCGGGTCACGTAAGAGCGGCAATGAATTGGAACACACTTAAAAGAATACATGATGACAATTATTCAATGGAGATCATGGATGGATTCAAAGTAGTAGTATGTAAACTCAAAACTAATGCTTTAGGTTATACGAGTATTGCATATCCTACAGATCAACTTAGACTTCCTGAATGGTTCAAAGATTTGCCATTCGATGATAATCTGATGGAGTCTACTTTAGTAGATGAAAAGATCAGTAACTTGCTAGGAGTTCTTAAATGGGACTTACGAGCAAACACAGACACTAATTCAACATTTGATGAGTTGTTTAGTTTCGGGTAAATCGCATGTCCAAAACATTTGCTTTACACAATAAATCCAGATATAATACACAGTATATCTACCTAAATACATTACGAGGAGTATAAATGAAAGATAACTTATTAGACATCATCGGTTACACGCATAGTCTAGGCATCATTGATCTAGTAAAGATCGTGGGAACTGATACAGAAACTGAAATTCACGCAATTGCAGAAGATAAATCTGTCATTGTAACAGGCAAAGTAAAAGCACCTGTTGCAGATTTTATCGGAACATTTGGTATGCCGAATCTGACTAAACTAAAAACTATTCTTAGTTTTGATGTTTATAATGATGACAGTGCTGAAATCTCCGTAACAAAAGCAAACAAAGATGGTAATGAAGTACCTAGTGCAATTCACTTTGCAACGAAACAAGGGGACTTTGTTAACGACTATCGTTTAATGTCACAAGCAATTATCGAAGAAAAAGTAAGAAACGTTACTTTTAAAGGTGCTCAATGGGACGTAGAATTTGAACCGACAGTCGCGGGCATCATGCGTTTGAAAATGCAGGCACAAGCAAATGCTGAAGAATTAAACTTCACTACAAAAACAGAAGATGGCGATCTTAAAATCTTCTTTGGTGATCCTTCAACTCACTCAGGTAACTTTGTATTTCAACCTACTGTAACAGGAGAACTTACGAGATCATGGATGTGGCCTGTTAAAGTATTCTTGTCTATTATGGATTTGCCAGGTGACAAGACTGTACGTATTTCTGATCAGGGTGCGGCTCAAATTACAGTAGACAGTGGTTACACAGTTTACGAATATCTCTTGCCGGCACAAGCCAAGTAGTTGATTATTCAACGTAGCAACACTCACTGGGAACAGCCCGAGTTTTGGAAACGGGGAGATAATGTACAACGAGTCTATAGGCGTCAAGGATTGTGCCAAGATATTGTAGGGACTCACTATTCATATATCCCTATAGGCAAGGTAGCATCAACGTTTATGTCAGAGTTCCTAGCACAATTAAAGTGGGTAAATCAACCTTGGAATTATAATGACGTTGATAAACATCGGGCTCCTAAAAAATATATAGTTGTTTTACGAGATCCAGTAGAACGTTGGTGTTCTGGCATTGTAGAATTCTTAGTTAACCACACTAAGTTTATAGAAAAAGGACATGAGGTAGGATGGAACTTGCAAAACAGAGAAACGATAGATTTTATATTTGGTGTTGCAAAGTTTGACAGACACACATGTTCTCAAGTTGATTATTTAGATGGCTTAGATACAAAAGATTGTGTATTCTTTAAATTAGATAAGAATTTTGAAGACACGATGAGAAGGTTTGCAGAAAAAGAATTACATTCACCCATAAATGATGTAATTATTAGAGATTTTGCATATAATACATCAGAGAGAACAACACATAAAACACTTAGGAATACGATTGATTTTCAAATTAAAAATAATCCTAGGTATATGAAAACGATAAAAGATCATTTTGTAGATGATATTATATTGTTCGATCAAGTAACATTTTATGAATAACAAGATTATGGCAGAACAAATCGATCTTTCAAAAGAGCATAAGCCGGATTGGGCACTGTTCTTACCCGCAGTCAGTAGTTTCTTTATTACAGGCTTAGGTAAGCAACGTTCAGGTGAAGACTATTTCCCACAAGAACGTATACCAGCAGGGTTCAACGGAGACGTAGAACGTCTGAATTTCTTAAACTCTAAAGAAGGTTTGTTCACTTATAAGTGGGGATTGTATTCTGCTGGCCATGCAGACTTAGATGTAACTAAGGACATTCCTGCTGAATCTATCATACGTGATAGAGAAGAGGGTACGTTTATGCTAGGCGACTCGGGTGGTTTTCAGATTATGAAAGGTCAATGGCCTGCTGACTGGAAAGATCCGAATTGTCCTAAAGCACTTGAACAACGTATAAAAGTTCTGACGTGGATGGACACGTATATGGACTACGGCATGTGTTTAGACATACCCTCACAAACTGTGCAAAATCAACATCTGTATGATAAGCACGGTATAAAAACCATAGAGGAAGCCGCACTGGCAACGCATATCAACAACGATTACTTTATACACAATCGTAATGGTAACTGCAAGTTCTTAAATGTCTTGCAGGGGTTGAATCATACTCAGTCAGATAACTGGTATGAGGAGATGAAGATGTATTGCGATCCGAATAAGTACCCAGACACTCATTTCAATGGTTGGGCATTCGGTGGTCAAAACAAAATCGACATACATCTTACCTTAAAAAGAATCGTTGGTATTATACATGATGGACTGTTAGAACCCGGAAAGCATGACCTTATTCATTGCTTAGGTACATCTATCTTAGAATATGCTGTCCTGTTCTCTGATATTCAGAAAGCAGTAAGAAAGTATCACAATCCAAACTTACAGATTACGTTTGATTGTGCAAGTCCTTTCTTTGGTGCGGCTAAAGGGTTAGCATACTTTAACTCTAATATGGAACACAATACTAAGTGGACATACTCTATGGAAAAGACTGCGGAAAGCAAAGACTTTGATCAGGATATGCGTAAATTTAGTGACGCCGTAATAGCAGAGGGCATACATGAAACGTTTGCCGACTCTCCTGTCACTAACGCAATGGTTATGAAGGACCTTTGTTATCGTGGTCATGGTTTCTTAAACAAGCACGGTAAAGAAACCAAGACGAGTTGGGACACACTCAGTTATACATTGCTACAGGCACACAATGTCTATCAGCATATGTTTGCAGTGCAAGAAGCAAACAGAAAGTATGACTCAGGGTGTGTCCCCGCAATGTTAATGAATGAAACATTTGATAGTGTAAGATTCGGAGATGTCGTTGACGAAATCTTTGCACTCAAAGACAGACAAAAATCATTAGATTTGATTGATCAACATAGTAGACTATGGATGCAGATTCAATCAGGATCGCAAGGATTTTCAGGTAAAAGGGCCATCAATGCAGGAACAATGTTTGATCAACTCTTTTCTGTAAATGGGTAAATTGATGCTTGACAATAACAACAAAACCAAGTATTATGAGTAATGATAGAAATATTGTTCTGGAGTTTAGTAGTTGTTACATGGGCATCATATGGTATGCATGTAATAAGACAATACATCAGACATCATATTGAGTAGGAGAATGAAATGGTAGAACCAGCAATTAAAAAGCCGAGTTTATTTAGAAGGACAGTTATGTTTTTGGTTCATGCTTGGAGACGTGTAATGGATGTAAAATATAATCCAATCGGCAGGATCCCTGATCCAAGTCTACAAACATATTTCATGTTAGTATTGTTTACTGTATGGAGTGTATGGTTTGGATTCTTAGCATCTAATTACTTAGGTTACTTTAACTACAATACTGTAGTCAGTATTATCATTCACATTTCTATTCTGCTTCCACTAGCATTCACTAATGCAATCTTTGTTGATGCAGAACGTGACGGTCATAAGTGGCTTAAAGAATGGAAAGAAGAACAAAGCAGATATAAGTTAGTGGTCAATAGATTGCGTAAAAAGAATCTGACTATTTGGGACCCTAGCAAGGAAGCATAATGAGAACTATTTGGGTAACATTTACAAAAGAAGGTATACACAAGTATCCGGGTGCGGATACTGATCCTAAGTTAGCAACAGGTGACTGGGACGATGTATCATTCTTGGGTTATCCACATAGACATATTTTTCATTTTAAAGTATGGATCGAAGTCTACCACGATGATAGAGATATCGAATTCATACAGTTTAAACGTTGGTTAGAACGATTGTACAGCAACGATGTCGTTCAACTAGATCACAAATCTTGTGAAATGATTGCAGACGAATTGGCTACTGAAATAAATTATCAGTATCCAGGTCGTTACATCAGAATTTCGGTAGCCGAAGATAATGAAAACGGTTGCGAAATGGAGTATCAGTATAATGACTGATATTAACTTAAATAGTAATATGAGAATACAAGGAATATTACAATGGCAAACCCTAAAACTATTAAAGTTTTTGAGGACCTTGAGGCTTACACAGCCTTCTGTAAAGAATATGGGTATAAGGTTAAGCCCGAATGTCTTTACAACAAGAGCAGTCGCATTTGGCGACTGTACAGTCAACGATATCTGGCAGGGAAACCCGTCAGGAACATGTGGGAGATAGATGGCCAAAAATACCAAAAAAGACGACACTACAAAAGGTAGCAAGAAAATGACTGCTAAAAAAACTGTAGCAAAAAAGGCGCCTGCTAAAAAGCCGGCAACTAAAAAAGCACCTACAAAGACAGTCAAAAAGAAAGCACCAGTCGCAACGAAGAAAACTGTTGAAAAAGCAGTCGAACAAAAACCCGTCTTGCAAAAGATAGAAATGCCAAAGACTCCTACAAGAGAAAATGGCACAGTTGTCTTAGTCACAGGTGGATTTGATCCTATACATTCAGGTCACTTAGACTATATTGATGCCGCTAAAGAATTAGGTCGTGAGGGATCATGGCATGGTGCTAAAGTAGTAGTTGGTGTCAACAGTGATGATTGGCTTATTCGTAAGAAAGGCAAGTGTTTTATGCCTGTTGAAGAACGAGTGCGATTGTTATTGGCATTGCGTAATGTAGATCAAGTAATCACATTTGATGATTCAGATGATTCCAGCATGAATGCTATCCATATTACTAGACATATGTTCCCGGATGAGCATATAATATTTGCTAATGGTGGAGATAGAACTAGTGCTAACATTAAAGAAATGAACTATCCTGATGCAAATGTATCGTTTTCATTTGGAGTAGGTGGAGATAAAACTCAATCTAGTTCTAGTCTTTTAGGCGAATGGGCGGCTCCTCGTACTGAACGTGATTGGGGTTACTATCGTGTATTGCATGAGTTTGGCAGAGAAGTCAAAGTTAAAGAACTAACTGTTGATCCAGGTCAATCGTTGAGTATGCAAAGACATCAAGGTCGATCAGAGTTTTGGTTTGTTGCTAGTGGTGTTGCTACAGTTTATACAGTAGCATATCCGAATGATCCTAAACGTGATATCGGTGATATCTTAGTTGGTAAGTTCGGTAAACATCAATCAACTTGGATCCCTGTCATGGAATGGCATAGACTAGTAAACAACGAAAGTGAGCCATTGACAATATGTGAAGTTCAATACGGAGACAATTGTATTGAAGAAGACATTGAACGAGTATTTAGACCAAAGACATAAGAGGTAATTATGCGTAAACTATATTACATGGGCTTAGAACCCTACGAAGCAAGATACACATTACAACTGCAACAATGGAATACTGAAGCATTTAACAAACGTGGACTTGACTATGTAGTGGTTCCAGGTGAACTATTAACAACTGATCAATCTATTGTAACAGGTCAAGTATTAGATGCACATGGTCGTTCATACTTTGGTATGTCGCAAATGATGTCATTAGTTAAACTGATGAAAGAAGGTGAAGTAACAAGTGAAGACTGTATCTTCTTTGAAGATATGTTTCAGCCAGGTATCGAATCACTCCCTTATATAATGAATCAAGTTTCAGAAGAACACAGACCCAAAGTCTTTGTAAGATGTTTAGCACAGTCTGTTGATCCAGATGATTTCGTACATGTCTGGGGCATGGAGAAGTGGATGGGTCTGTATGAAAAGATGGTCAATGAATTTGTAACAGGTGTCTTGGCAACTAACGAAGAAATGGTTGCACACATGAAGATTGCAGGTTGGACTGCTCCCATCTATAATATCTCAGGTCTTGCGTTTGGCAAAGAAGAAGTACGTAGACGTTTACTAGAACTAGAAGAATTTAAGCCGTTTGAAGAACGTAAAATGCGAGTGGCGTTTACTGCTCGTTGGGACCAAGAGAAACAACCTGACTTTTATATGGATCTTATCGAAGAATGGTATGCTAGATATGGTAAAAAGCATGGCATTGAGTTCTGTCTACTATCAGGTGGAGAGTTAAGAAGCAATAATGACTCGTACATGAAACGTACAAAGAAATTGCAAAAACAAAAGAAACTAGTTATCCATGAAAACTTATCTAAAAATGATTATTATCGTATTCTTAATGATACTAGGGTCGTCTTCAATTGTGCTTTACAAGACTGGGTTAGTAATACAGTCTCAGAAGGTGACGCACTAGGTTGTAATGTTCTATTCCCTGCGTACAGAAGTTTCCCTGAAACGTTTGCTAACGACAAAGATAGACTTTACATTCCGTGGTCAATTGAAGATGTAATTGATAAGATGCATCCTCTATTGGGCATTCAACATCAAAATCAAGGCAAGATTAGTGATTGGACTAATGGCACTATTGATCGTTGTATCGACATCATGCAAGGTGATGGAGAAGAGTGGCGTAGAGATAGTATAGATTATCGACAACAGACAAGAGTGAGTAAATTCTAATGCGAATTGAATCTGAGATTAAGTTAGACTTTTCAGATGTATTAATTAAACCAAAAAGATCAACACTAGGATCACGTAAACAAGTACAATTAGAACGAGAGTATAACTTTAGGAATACCGATTCAAACTCGGGTTATAAAGGAGTACCGATTATGGCATCTAATATGGATGGTGTTGGTACTTTTGAAATGGCAGACAAACTTGCTGATCTAGGGTTGTTTACATGTCTAGTTAAAACTTACAGTGTAGAACAACTAACACAATTCTTTTTAGAAACAAATGGCACAAGACGAGAACATGTTGCCATGAGTATCGGCATTACTGACGATGATATCGAAAAACTAGACAGAGTAATGAAAATTAGAGGTATCAAATATCTCTGTATAGATGTTGCTAATGGTTATTCAGAACGTTTCGCAGGAGTAGTCAAACAGATTAGAGAAAAGCATCCATCACTAGTTATCATTGCAGGTAATGTAGTAACAGGCGAAATGACAGAGGAGTTAATATTAAGTGGAGCCGATATCGTTAAAGTGGGGATTGGGCCTGGTAGTGTTTGCACTACTCGCATTAAGACAGGAGTTGGGTACCCGCAGTTATCCGCAATCATGGAGTGTGCTGACGCCGCTCATGGTCTTGGTGGACACATCATTGCTGATGGGGGTTGTAGTAGTTCTGGCGATGTAGCAAAAGCATTTGGTGGAGGTGCTGACTTTGTTATGCTAGGTGGTATGTTAGCAGGACATGACGAAGGTGGCGGAGAAATCATAGAGAAAACTTACATCACTAATGAACAAGCACCAGCAACAAGTGCAGGCATTGGTAAAAAGGTCCAAAAACAATTTGTTCAATTTTATGGCATGAGCAGTGATACAGCAAACAAGAAACACTTTGGTGGACTAAAAGATTATCGTAGTTCAGAGGGTCGAACAGTATCGATTCCTTATAAGGGCGAAGTTGCTAACACAGTGCAAGACATCTTAGGGGGCATTAGAAGCGCCTGTACTTACGCAGGAGCACGTAAACTTAAAGACTTGAGTAAGTGTACTACCTTTGTTAGAGTAAATAATCAATATAACAAAGTATTTGAAAACAATTGAAATCTCCAACGCATTTAATTACAGCAGGGTGTTCTTATTCACAGCCCGCAAATAAAGATATCACATGGCCGTTAGAGTTACAACACCAAATAAAATCTTTAAGATATGTAGCACATCGAGGTCATGGTGCCTCTGGTAATTCAATTATATCACGCAAAGTAATATCTACTGTACTATCGGCATTAGAACAGGGTGTGTTACCTGATCAGATGTTAGTAGGAATTATGTGGTCTGGTTGTGACAGACAATCACACTATTCTGAAAAATATCAACGCAATTTTATGAGAACTACTGTAATAGGTAGATCACAGAATTATAATGAATTCTTACATGAAATTAATGGTCATACAGACGATGAGCCGATATTCGCAGATATCACAGACAGAACTGAAAGAGACTGGGCTTCAAATCCCCTTTCAATAAGACAACCACGTGTACCCAGTCATTACATATTAAACCCGCATTTCTCAGATGAAACGACTGTAAAATATTTTGAAAGTTTTGTTAACCCTGAGAAAGCAATTATAGAAACATGCGAACACATTTTAAGAACTCAATGGTTCCTTAAAGACAAAGGTATCAGATATTTTATGACAGAATATGACCATGATGTTTTTACGTATATGGGTCCTCACCCTGAAAGTGAACATTACTCTAAACAAACAGAATGTATAATAGACCCAGACAAGTATACACAAGAAAAACATTTTGCATATTTAAATAATCCAGAAATTAATTATCTTTACAACGAGATAGATAAAAATTATTGGTTGCCAATAAAACATTTACAGGACTGGGTAACAAATGTAAGTGAATTTAAACACAGAGATATGAATCCAGACACTGGTCTACCTAGAGATCCTCATCCAAGTACTGAGCAACACAAAGACTTTGTAGCAAAAGTCGTGTTACCCTTTCTACTTGAAAAATATAACTTATCATCATATAATGTATAAATACATTTGTAACACAAAGGTTACGACACAATTTAAAATAACTATATCCGCGTTAGGAAGGAGAAAAGGCAAATGTCTTATAACAAAACAAAAACAGACCCTGTTCTAGGGCAACAAGTACACGATCACTTAGTCAAAATGGGAGTTGAAACTCCAGTAACTGATAATGGTCTTTCTCGTACAGAAAAAATCGACAAGATAGAAGAACACTTCAATCACATTATGAATACTTTAGGACTTGATCTATCAGATGATAGTCTTATAGATACTCCTAAACGTGTTGCAAAAATGTATGTAAACGAAATCTTTTGGGGACTTGATTATGATGCATTCCCTAAAGCAACTGTTGTTGAAAACAAAATGAATTATAATGAAATGGTTGTAGAAAAGAACATTTCTGTACAATCTAACTGTGAACATCACTTTGTTGTTATCGATGGTTTAGCAACTGTTGCATATGTACCTAATGAAAAAGTATTAGGTCTATCAAAGATTAATCGTATCGTTGAATACTTTGCAAAAAGACCTCAGATACAAGAACGTTTAACTGAGCAAGTTTATCATGCACTATCTTTCATTTTGGAAACAGAAGACGTAGCAGTAATGATTGATGCACAACATTATTGTGTTAAATCAAGAGGCGTTGAAGATACAGGCAGTTCAACAATTACAAGCAGACTAGGTGGCGGTTTCAAATCAGACCCGGAAGTCAGAGCAGAGTTTTTAGCACTAGCAAGGCAGTAATATGGCAGGTCCACGACTTCCTGATATAGATGATATCATGTCCAAGATCCGTAAGATGAATATCGAAATGACTTCACCTTATAATGATGGATATGTTTCATGGGGTATTAAACAAGACTTATATCTACTTAAGTTCTTTTTAGACAAAGTTATTGCAGATGCACCTGACTTTGTTGGGGAAGAAGACTGGCTTAAGGATAAAGAACAAGAACTAATGATGGAGATTTTAAAAAAGTGATATTTAATAAAATCAGACAACTTAAAGATGAAGGCAAGACTATCGGCATTACGTTTAGTACATTTGATTTACTACATGCTGGTCACATTGCAATGTTGTCAGAAGCAAAAAATCATTGCGACTATTTGATTGCAGGATTACAGACTGATCCAACCATAGATCGTCCTGAACAAAAGAATCCGCCTATACAATCTATCGTAGAACGTCAGATTCAATTAGCGGCAACTAGGTATGTAGATGAGATTGTTATCTATCAGACTGAACAAGACTTAAAAGATTTGCTTTTAGTCTTACCACTTGATGTAAGAATCATCGGAGTTGAATACCAAGAACAAGAGTTTTCTGGCAAAGACATTTGTAATGCTAGAGATATTAAAGTAATATATAATGGCAGAGATCATAGTTTTAGTTCCTCGTCATTACGCAAACGAGTAGCAGAGGGAGAAAAATGAAGTTACCAAAGTTTTTAAAAAAATCAAAAAAAGTAAAAATGCCTGAACTTGATTTCGGCAAAGGGAAATATCTGTCAACTAAGACATATGGAAACGACAGAGGATTCTCTTGTTGTTTTAGACAATGGCGTGCGACACATTCACATTGTTCTTTGTTGCATGGTTATTCACTAGGATTCAAACTTGTGTTTGAATGTGATTCACTTGATGAACGTAACTGGGTTATGGACTTTGGTGGACTCAAAGAATTAAAGAATTGGCTAGAAGATCACTTTGATCACACGATTGTTGTAGCAAAAGATGATCCTGAGATTGGACAGTTTAGACAATTAGAAAAGAAAGGTCTAGCAAAAGTTAAAGTATTCGACAACGTAGGGTCAGAAAAGTTTGCAGAAGAAGTATTCAGACAAATGACTATTATTATCGAAAGACAAAAATATCAAGGTAAAGCCCTTAACAATACAGTAAGAGTTAAAAGTGTTGAAGTATTTGAGCATGATGCTAACTCAGCAATTTATGAGAGACAATAATGGATTTGACTACAACATTACTTGCAATTCTAATATTAGCAATAATGTATTGGATTAACAATAATAACAGGCCGAGGTTTTAATATGGCAATAGGACAAACAATGTCATTTGCTACTATACCCAGAGATAGACTTGTATCTATCTGTCAGAGTTCAAACAAAGCAGATGTATTTGAAGATATCTTAAGAACACACCCTCAGATCTCCAGAGAGCGCCTTATAGAACGATTGACAGATCAAGGTATTGATGATACACAAAGAATTTTAAAAGATTTAGACGATTATATTGAACTGCATAATGCAGGATTGTCTAGTGCGATAGGTATTTTAGGTTTATAATGTTAGAAATTATAGGCTTTTTTACTATAGCATATCTTGTTATCAAGTTCTTTCCAGAGATACTTGAAGCAGTATTTAAATTTTCAGTTATTATAATAGGCTTATCATTCTTTTTAATTTTGATGGCCTTGCTTTTTAACTAATAAATATAATAGTAGCATATTATAGGAGAAGAAAAATGGCAGAGAAAAAAACAACAAAAAAGAAAGCACCTGCTAAAAAGCCGGTTGCTAAAAAAACTGTTGCTAAAAAATCTAAAAAATTAACTTTAGATACTTTTCCTTTTGATGAATTATTGAAGATTTGTAAAAAGGATGAAGTAGTTGCACATAAAATGCAACAACTTATCAGTGATTATTCATTTGAGAAAGATCAAGCCGAACGTGAAAGATGTATAACTATTGCGTATGGTAACTGGGCTAAAGTCAATTATGACGTAGACGGTGATGGTCATGTAGATGAAAAAGAACTTGACGGTAACAAACACGCAGATAAGATTCTAAAAGCAATTAACAAAAAGATTAGTGGATAAATTAATAAGAGCAACAATCACAGTAGAGGTTCCTTATAGTAACGAACTCTTAAATGATGGTAGCAAATTTAATAAAAAGTTAAAGCAGATTATTGCTGATACTGATTATATACCACATGAAACATTGGCAGGCGAACTAGAGCCTTGTCAAAGACCAGTAATAAGGGAGAAAATATGAGAGAATCAAAAGTAGTCACTGAAGAAGTTTACGTAGTTGAACTTATCGAAGATGGCGTAGTAAAGGAAAGAAGGTACCTTCCTGGCAAGTCAAAGTTTTATGCAGAAGACTGTGCTAAAAATTGGACCAATGGCGTTATAAAGGAAGCAAATGAACAAACGGCTTAGTATCGGTGACGTAAAGAACGCCGTACAAGAAATCCTAAGGCAGATGCACTTAGATAATTTTAGACCTGACTACGTAGTTGGAATAACAAGAGGTGGTTTACTGCCTGCTAAGATGATATCACATTATCTTAAAGTTCCCATGCATACTTTAGACATATCATTACGTGATAATGTTCAAGGAGGACCAGAGAGTAATCTATGGATGCCTTGTGAAGCATTTGGCGTAGTCAATCCAGATGATGTTCCAGTATTTAAAAACAGATGGGACGCAACTAAACGTAAAAATATTCTCATTGTAGAAGACATCAATGATTCTGGTGCAACTCTTAATTGGATCAAAGAAGATTGGGAACAATCTTGTTTTCCTCAAGAAAGAAATACATGGGACGTTGTTTGGAAGCAAAACATTAAGTTTGCTGTACTCGTAAACAATGAAGCAAGTCAATTCGATGGAGTTGACTATCAATATGAATCGATTAATCGATTAGAAACACCCGATCTTTGGCTAGACTTTCCCTGGGAAAGTTGGTGGTTAGATTAGTGTTGACTTTACTATCAATAGGTGATATAATATGATAATGGAAATACTAAATTTTATGATTGCACTTTTAGTTACAGTAATTGCAGGCTACTTTGCCTACATGAGTAGTGTAATGGTATCAGAAAAGAAAGCAAGGTATAGAGCAGGTACACATGACTATTATGATAACCCTATTGAGGACGTAGATGACACTAAAGTATAGTGAAACATTCTTTTCAGCACAAGGTGAAGGTCAATACGTAGGCATCCCGTCATTATGGATGCGTTTCTTTTTATGTAATTTACAATGTAATGGCTTTGGTCAGAAGGATCCAACTGATCCTAGTACATACGACTTGCCTTATGAAAAGATTGACCTTACAAATATCGATAGTGTATTTGATCTTCCTGTATTTGATAAAGGTTGTGACAGTTCATACACATGGAGTAAGAAGTTTAAACATCTTATCACAGATAAGACTGTGACAGAAGCAGTAGATGAACTTACAGCACTGTTACCACATGGTAAATTTAGACATCCTGTTACACAACAAGAATCACATATGGTGTTTACAGGCGGCGAGCCGATGTTGAAAAACACACAGCCCGGCATGATTGAAGTTATAGAAGAATTTAAACGCAGAAATAATCAACCTTCAAATGTAACTGTAGAAACAAATGGGACTAAGCCTATTACAGATGAATTTGCTGAATGGATAAAACGAGAATATACTTGGAATGAAAAAGAGTGGTATTGGTCGATCAGTCCTAAACTATGGTCAACAGCAGGTGAACAATCTAAGAAAGCAATCAAACCTGAAGTAGTAGGTAGATATGCTGAAGTTAGTCCTGTAGGTCAACTAAAGTATGTTGTCAATGGGACAGACGAGAGTTGGCGTGAAGTAGAAGAAAACACTAAACTATTCAGAGAAGCAGGGTGTAATTATCCTGTATGGATTATGGGTGTAGGTGGAACGTTTGAAGGCTTAGTACAAACTGAAGCAAGTATTGCAGATGAAGCAATCAGACGAGGTTATTATTATACAAGCAGAGTCCATGTACATATCTATGGTAATGCAATAGGCAAATGAGAATCATTAATTTCTTGCAAATCAATGAATTACGTGATAAATACTGATGTATAAACCCTAAGGAAACAACAATGAATTATCTATTAGAAGCATTAATTAAAAAACTTGAAGGCGAGATTGCAATGGCAAAAGCCAATATTGAAGTTTACATTAATAACCCTGCTGGTATCGGAGAGCATCCTGATGTTGTCCAAGCAGTTGAATCACAGATTGAAGCAATAGCAAACGCAGAGGAGAAGATAGAAACAATTCGCAAACATTTTTAAAGTAGTATGGCATATTCAGATAAAGTAGTAAAAAGGTTCGAGGATGTCCTTAACAATCCTCAAAAACATGCAGTAGGAAGATTTGATCCAAATGATCCTGATGTAGCAACTGGAATGACAGGGGCACCTGCATGTGGAGATGTAATGAAATTGCAACTCAAACTAGATGAGAATGAAAAGATCATCGATGTAAAGTTTAAAACTTATGGCTGTGGTTCAGCAATAGCAAGTTCAACTATGTTTGTTGAAATGCTAATGGGAAAGACAGTCGAAGAAGCACAAGAAATTAAAGACAGAGACATAGCCGCCGCATTAGAATTGCCCCCTATTAAATTGCATTGTAGTGTATTAGCCGAAGCAAGTATTAAAGACGCCCTTAAAAACTGGGACGAGAAACGAGAAGAATTTATTGGAAGTAGTGATAGTATGATGGGACATAACAATCCCCCTTCTGGATTACTTCAAATAGAAGAACCTACTACCACAGTAGAAATTTAATACAACCCATATTTAATTATAAATATACAAACTAAAAGGAACAATGGCTAAAGCAAGTAGAAAAATAAAACACAAGTCGTTAATTAACGGTTCAGGTAAAAAATGCACATCAACGGGTGTTGGTGGAAGGGGTCGCAGAGTAAAGATTGCGATGAGTACAATGAATAAGGCAAAGAAACGTTCAATGTCTATTAATAGAGGTCAAGGATAATGCCAATTAAATTTAAACCATCACAAAAAACAGTACAAAGAGGTACTAAAGTAGTAACTACAACTCACTACTATATTAAAAATACTCCTAAACAAGAACTTATTGATTATATCAATAGCAGTAATGGTAGGCCTAAAATCAAGCAAAAATGCAGAAATGAACTTGATCGTAGAGGAGTTAAAATAGTTTGGACAACGAAAGAACCGAACAGTATCGTATAGACGAATCGAAGTTTGGTAAAGGAGTTTTTGCTACTCAAGCAATCTCTGAAGGCGAAGTAATATTAAATCTTACTGGACCTGTTATATCACTACAAGATGTATATCTCAAAGGCGACAAGCAATGTAACCCATTGCAAATAGCCGATGAGGTATATGTAGACTTAGAAGAACCTGGACTACTAATCAATCATCATTGCAATCCGAATTGCGGAATACGCAGTGATGTTTACATAGTAGCATTGAGAGATATCGAAGAAGGAGAAGAAATCTTCTACGATTATTCTACTACGATCAGTGAAGATTTTGAAGAAGACGGCTCTGAATTTATGATGATGTGTAATTGTGAAGACAAAACATGCAGAAAGACAATAGGAGACTTTAAACATCTATCCAAATCTAAACAAAAATACTATCTTACAAAGAATGTAGTAATGTCTTTTATTGTCAAAAAGATTTGGGAAAATAAAATTAAAAATCCCTTGACATTAGATAGTGAAAAGTAATATAATTACTGTAACGATTGATTTAGAGGAGACTAAGTGACATGGTGACTACACACCTGACGGGAATTCCCAGCCGAGTACAGGACATTTAGAATAAAAAATATGGGCCGAACAATACTAAACAATATATGATGATTAATGAAAAACACGAAGGATCGAAAGGTCCTTCCTTTTTGGGTATAAAAGATGTTGACATTGATTTTAAGAGGAAGTATAATAGTTACATGAATGCTAATGATGGATATTACTTAATGCTAGATGCAAAGCAATTATGGCTTGCAGATAATCCTAGCAAAACAGACAGAGACTTTTTCAGAATAGGTGTAGACGTACAAGACGAATACACAGAAAAAGCAGGTGGCAAAAAGGTTAAGTATCTTGGTGCCGGTGCTTGGTTGTGGGAGAGAAATGTACAATAAACGCATAGCATTCTTAATGTCATATCAACATCTTATTCCCCATGGGGGCATAGGACAGTTTGCTTTAAGTTTCGTAAAGCAAATGAAGGATAATAATATCAAGGTTGATATCATTACAGACAAGTTTGACAAGCATACAGAGTTTACTAAGACTTTGCAGAACGACGGTGCTAGATTTATCTACACAGACAATCCTTTGTCTTATTCTAAACATCAAGGTATCTTCATGTATGGCGATAGTTACTGTTTAGAACGTATGATTAACTTTAGAAACTCAGTGATCAAAGCCTTAGAGTCTAATCTGTATGATTCTATTGTTTGTAATACTTACGAAACTTCACGTTTAATGTCTGAGATCGGATTAGAAGATTGTATTCAGATTATCAACTACACACATTTAGAAAGTCAGTTATTTGAGAATACAAAGAATCCTTTCTTAGACAACGTGAATCATTCAATGAGATTACAAATGCAAATCTCTAATACAACTATCGGTACGCAAAGTGAGTTTAATGCTCAGATACTTGGTACACTTAAAGGAGTACATTTACCTATACCATTACCCGAACCTAGTCTATTAGAAGAACATCACAAAGAAAGAACAGGTGTACTTTATATAGGTAGATGGGAAGAAGGAAAAGGTCCTGAAGACTTTTTGAAAGTTATTGAGCAGACTAAATTGCCTGCTAAAGTTATGACTAACGCAAATGGTGCTAAGAAGTTTGAAGCACGATTAAAAGAGTTAGGTGTAGACTATGAAATTAAGTCAGGTATTATAGGACAAGAAAAGGTTAACTTTATTACTGGTGCAAGGGTAGCATTCAATCCAAGCACTGTTGAGAGTTATGGTATTGCATTTTTAGAACAACATATTCAATTGCCAACTGTGGCATATGAAGGAAAACGTTGGCTAAAGAATTTCGATGATAAGTATTATTATGTAGGAGACAAAAGTAACGTAGCAGATATTATCTCCGTGCTTTATGAAGAATATCCTACAGCAGAGTCTTATTATAAGTTAGGTGCATTAGAACATTATAATACACAAGAACAACTGATTGCTCAGAAGTGGATAAACTGTTTTAACAGTTTTGTTAGCAAAAAGTCTAATAATTCGACTGCAGGTATATTACAGCATACCACAACAAGTCACGCAGATTACATTAGTAGTCTGAACAGAAGTACAATATGTATTGATGATGTACGAAGTGTATTGACTAATAGGCATAAGTTTATAGTATGTTACACAGATACTGACACTTGGTTGACAACTGATCCGTATTTTCAACCACCTGAAACTGTATCAAGTACACAATCAGCACAATTATTTGAAGGATTATAATGGGCGAATGGTTTACAAAATTCTGGAAGAAGCCAGAACCAATAGAGATTAAAAAAGAAACAGTCGTTATAGACATGATGAAGGATGATGTAGATCCTGATGAAATAACGATTGAAAACGCATATAAAACTAGATGGATATGGTATCACACAATATTAGCCATAGGCATCTTTCTTACTAACGTATTGTTAATTTCAATACTAACATTATTGGCAATAAAATTATGAAAAAAGTATTAATAACAGGATGTTCGGGTTACATAGGTTCGCATTTAGTTAATTATTTAAAACATGATTACGATATATGGGGACTAGATATACTTCCTCCTAAAGCAGAGATTAAAGAGAATCAGTTTATACAACATGACATCAATCATCCTTTCGGAGAGTTTCCAGAAGAATTTGATGCAGTGATACATTTAGCGGCTAGAGTCAGAGTTAACGAGAGTAAACAAGTACCAATTCAATATTACATCACTAACCTTAATGGTACGATGAATGTATTGGCAAAGATCAAAACTAACAACTTTATATTTGCATCGACAGGTGTTGCTGAGTTCTGTTATGATCCATATGGCACATCTAAGAAAGCGGCAGAAGATGTCATAACTGAGTATTGTACTACGCAGAGCAAAAAAGACTTTACTATTTTTAGATTTTACAATGTAGCAGGGGTCGACGGATTTACTCCGACTAATCCAGACGGACTAATGGCAAATCTGCTAATGGCTCCAGGTAAAGGACAGTTTACTATATTCGGTGATGATTATGACACACCCGACGGCACATGCGTAAGAGATTATATACACGTTAATGAAGTTTGTGCAGGACTTAAAACAGCAATCGAAAGGCCAACAAACAAGATTGAATGTTTAGGTCATGGTAAAGGACACAGTGTTAAAGAAATGGTCGAAACATTTAAACAAGTCAATAATATAGACTTTAACGTTGTATACTCAACACGTAGAGAAGGTGACTTACCTAAAACTGTGTTGAAAGATAAGTCAGATTATATGCAAGAATTGTACAGTTTAGAAGAATTACTTAAAGTAGTAAAGGATTAGTGCATTAACAAGTAAGTACCTAAAACGTCAGCACGATTGGCTGAGTCATCACCGTCTCCCGGTTTGACAATAACGTTATAAATTCCTCTTTTGAATGATCTATCTCCGTCTGCTACACCGCCACCTACTCCACCACCACCGTATGGTGTTTTCATCATTTCATCATAAGTGATGATTGACTTAGGATCGATAGAATATTTGGCAGCCATACGTTCTTTGAATGTTTCATAGTCTTTAGGACTGTTCCATTGCCATTCACCATCAGGACCTTTTACTAATCTGTTTCCATCTTTTTTGAGTAGATCACCAAACAAGTCTTTTGGTACAACAGTCGAATGTTTAGTAATACCGAAGTCTACACGTTTTTCTTCTGCTTTTCTAGCACCCATTGAGAAGTTAATCATAAAGTTGGGCGGTCTATTTTGAGTAGCACCCGATACATCTGCTCTTTTAGTGTATGCGTAGAAGTCTACAGTAGGATGTGTAGCGGCTAGTTTGTATGCTAAATCTAAGTATTCGTCAGAAAAGAAGTCTCCTGCATCATGCCAACGTACAGTAACTTTATGTTTTTCTTGTTTAGCATCACCTTTACGTTTTTGTTCATCAATTTCTGCATTTAATTGATCAAAGAAACCACTTGGATCATTATACAAATAGTTTAAAATTCTTGTTTGACTAAGTGATACTGGAGCCCATTGTACATAACCACCTTTTAATGCATAGCAGAATGTCTTACATTCGCCTGCTCCCGGGCATGTATTAATGATTACAAACTCTTTCTTTTCTTCATCATAACCCAATCCTGTTAAAGCAGGAAGACCTATGTTATAGAAGATACTAGTTGTGCCGTCACTATGTTGCATTTTTTCGTTTTGTTTAAGTAACGTTTTAGGCCTTTCAGTAATATCTGCGGCCAACTTATCTAAATCAAATCGTTTTCCTTCTGGATCTACAATCGGAATATAGTTCTTAACGTTTGATCTATGCACATAAGGCAACTTGTACTTGTCAGTTTTCTTCTTATCTTTTGATAGAACTCTGTCTAAGTAGTCGTTTAATTCTTTATCTTTAATGACTCTTGTAGGTGCATCAATTGCTTCATCGACTTCTTTATCTGCATCAGCAACATGTTTTCCAGTCTGTCCACCTAACTGTTTGATATGTCTAAGTTCTCTAGCCCATTCACCTTCGTCTGATTTATTATGATCTCTGGAGTCTGTCTTAGGGGGAGTTGCTTTTAGCATTCTATCTGCTAAATCTTTTTCTGTAGATTTGCTGTAAGGTACTGCTGGTTTTTTACCATCTTTACCTAGTTCTTCAAACATAGTGTCGTCAGTTTCTAATTCTTCTTCTCTACCTGTAACGACTTCATCTTCTCTAGGACCAAATCCAATTCTTACTGGATTACCTTCAGCATCAACGTGACCTGTACCTAAACATTGTCTACATGTAACAACTTCGGCATCGTCTTCAGTTTCATCAACTACTGTGCCGTCTCCATCACATTGATTACATTGATATACTTTAGCAACTTCTATTCTAGTGCTACCATCAGCACGTGGTTGCCATTTATACTCGTTTAATTCGTCTTCTTCTAATTCACCTGGCTTAGATCCAAAATATGAATCCATTTCTTGGTCGATAGTTGGTAATTTGTTGTCAGAGATATTTTCGTCTACTTCTCTATTTGGAACTGCAACACCTTCGTCACGTAAAAATTCGGGTAAAGTTTCTACCTCGAATTTATCGACCATTGCTTCTAATGTTTCTTCGGCGTGAGCGGCAAATCTTGCATTATTTTTGACGAAATCTGACGTTTCTCCAGGATTAGATTCGGGTAAATGAGGCTTGACATCCTTCTCATTTTCCTGTATCATATCTAGTATGTTTCGTATATCACTCATAGGTTCATTTTTCCATCACTTTATAAGAGTATTTATCAATGTTTACAGATAATAATATTAAACGTATAGGTTTCGCCTGCAAATGGTCTGAGATCAATGACAAAGATCAACTAGTTTCTACTGAGGGACTCAATACAGGTGGCACTACACTAACGTGGTTGCGTAATAATCCTGACAAAGCAGAAGACAAGATGTGGGAAGTTATGGAACGCAACTTGACTAATACATACAATCTTGTATCTAAAGTTGCTACATTGCCCCAATCATTACGTATGGTACGTCTAACTAGTGATATGATGACTGGTTACACACATCCGGAGTTCTCATACTTCTACAAACGTACTGATGTCATCAATCGCATGGAGCAACTATGTTCGCCAATCGGTGACGTTGCACGTGCAAACAATGTCAGACTATCATTTCATCCAGGTCAGTTTACTGTTCTTGCTTCAGAAACTGACAGTATTGTCGATAATAGTATAGAGGAGTTTGAATATCATGTGGATATGGCAAGGGCAATGGGTTACGGTAAGTCCTTTCAGGATTTCAAAATCAACGTACACATCTCAGGACGTCGCGGTCCCCAA